TGCCAATGTGAAATTATTGCAAGATGCTGTAATTGCCAAGGATACTCACGGAGGATGGTCTCACCTGTTTGTCCGAAATGTAAAAAATGCTAATATGAAACTACTTAAAAATGCCATAGTAGCAAAAGGTAATAATATGAAATTGTAATTTTTTAAACTAAAAATAGTTACTAAATCCAGTAATTTTTATGAAATCTTTTATATAATCAGGTAAACTAACAAAACTAAGAAACCATAATAACAGTTAAAGTATTTAACAAGAAGGAATAAGAACATGAAAATACACTTCTCAAATGATGAAGAGACCCTTATCTTTAATAAAACAAAAGAGTTAATTGATAAGGCACTCAGTACACCAGAACTAAAAGAATATTTATCTAATGTAGTACTTATAGAATTTTTAAGTATTATGATAAAAGTTAAAGTAAGCAATCAAGAAGAGATAGGTAGTAATGATAATTTAAAGTTAAAAACATGTACTATATACATTAAATACACATTTACATTGGATAGCAGTACAGGAGAAAGTATAAATCTACCTATTAGATATACTGAAACTACATTTTGGGATAATATTAATACTGCTCTCTCTCAGTATATTCTTGATTTAAAACAAATCAATCCTTCTACCAACTATAAGAGTCTCTGGGTTTAGTATTCTTTTAGTTCTAAACTGCACTAAAAATAATGAACAATGGAAAGGATTACAGCAAAAGAGTTAGTAGAATTACTTAAAAGTTTGCCCACTAAGGATTTTATGTTTATTAATAAGAAAAGTGGAGAGCATATTATAACCACTCTCTTTCTTGTAGATCCATTTACAGCAGAAACATTCACAGTACAAACATATGAAGAATGTGCAGAAAAAATAGTTGACTACTTGTATAGAAATGCTGAAAGTAATAATACTGTTGGTGAAATAGTAAGAGTAAGTGGATTTCCAGACATCAATAAGTTTTCTTCATACTGTAAGACTAAAAACCAGTATGGTAATTTAATTTCTATAGACAGTACTAAGAAAATATATGATAATAAAAAGTAAGAAGTATTTTAAATTTTTAAGTATATTAACTTTAAAAACTAATAACTATGGATAGTATTAAAATATTTTTTGTACTAAGCAATGCTGAAATTAGATGGGCAATACTTGAGCACACTGGTCTTGAATATGATGTACGAAGACGTTCAGTTGAAATAGAATTAACAGATACGCAGATGAAGTCTTTAAATATTCGTGATATTGGTAAATTTAATGATAAGTATGTTTACGAAAATATTCAAAGTGTGTCAATATCTTTAATTGATTTAAACGAAAAGTCTATCAAATTATTATTTATTTTTAATGATGGACAATTGAAATATGACTGGTATTGTGAAACAGGAATACACAATGATGTACATCGTAGAGCAGTTGAAATTGAACTTACAAAGGAGCAGGTTGAAAAAATTAATATACATAAGATAAGCATACATAATATTACAGATTTTGAAACTATTGAAAGTGTTTCATTGATGTATTAACCTTAAAATACTAAAACATGAAAGTATATGTAGCTTATTTGAGTGTTTCTTTTGATGTATATAAAGTGGATAAAATTTGTTTATCACGAGAGGCCGCGAGAAAACATATTATACATACTAAGTATTTGAATAATAATGTGTTTAAAAATAAAACAGAGGAAGAATTAAATGAACTTGCAGATGAATTAATTGATGAATATGAAATAGAAATACCTGAAGTTAATCTTGGTAATGAATGGCACCTTGGAGATACATTCATTGATTGGAAAATAATGTCCCCACAAAGACAATGGCAAAGGATTGATAATTTACTACATGAAAATGGATTAAAAGTTGTACGAATAAATAAAGGATAAAACTATGAAGAACTTATTAGAAGAAACGTTAGCCATTTTAGAAAAAAATGGTAAAACAGAAAAAGATGTAGTTTGGGTTGGAACTCAAACACAAAAAACAACTTGGGATAAATTTCAAAGAGTTGCTAATAAAATCTATGATGATGGATTTGGAGCACAAGCAGTAGCAGAAGAAATTATGGTTGTAGGCAAAAACTGGTGGCTGGAAAGACATGAGTATGATGGTAGTGAGTGGTGGGAGTATAAGGAGTTACCAAAGGAGCCAACTGAAACTATAAGTGGTGATGAAATTGAAAAAATAGTTTGGAAATAATAATTAGGAGGAAAAGAGATGAAACTAACAGAAGAAAATAAGGCTATTATAGATGAGAAATCGTACATAGATTTGCTTTCCCATTGGAGATTTGCTCCAGTAGGTGATCCCTGGTTTCAAGGAGAAACAGGAGAGTATTGGAAAAAGCGGATGCAAGAATTAAGAGCGCAGCCTGGAGGACAAGAAATTCATGTTAAGGCTTCAAAGGATTTAGGATGGGATTGAGATGTTTCAGTATCAAAGTAGAGATGAACTAACAAAACTGTAAGTTGTGATGAACTTGAAAAGAGAGAGAAATTAGACCAGAGAGTTAAAAAAAGATTATACACATTGTAAATATGGTTTACTTGATAACAGAACAAGAAAGGGTGAATAGTACTCAAATAGAATCAGCAATTGAGTACTGTTCTTCTCTTAGTGAAATTGCCTTAGATACAGAGACAAGTGGTATTGATCCATATACCTGTAAAGTACTTACCTTACAACTAGGAGATGAAAAAAATCAATTTGTATTAGATATGTCTTATGTTTCTTTTAATCAAGTTAAGAATTTATTAGAAGATGAATCAAAAACATTTATAGGTCATAATATAAAGTTTGATTTAAAGTTTTTACTACATCAAGGTATTGTTATAAAAAATGTATATGATACATACATAGTAGAAGAAATAGTATGGAATGGATATCCTCTAAAGAAAGGATTAGACTATGTATGTCAAAGATATACAGGAGTAATGTTAGATAAATCTATAAGAGGAAGAATATTCAGAGAAAAACTATCTGAAGCAGTAGTTACCTATGCTGCTAAGGATGTAATGTACTTACATGAAATAAAGGAAAAACAGTTAGAAAGAGCAAAAAAGTGGGATTTGATAAGAGCAATAAGTCTAAACAATATGTTTGTTCCAGTAATAGCATACTTAGAATATAGTGGATTTAAACTTGATATAGATAAGTGGAAAGAAAAAATAAAGAATGACTACAGAGTACTGCAAGAAAAGAAAAATGAACTAAATGACTATATAATTAAGAATAGTATAAAAGAGTTTATCAATCCACAGTTAAGTATTTGGGAAGAAACACCAACTACCATAAACTGGAATTCACCTCAACAGGTTGCTAGTTTCTTTAAGAAAATTGGAATAGATACTAGTATAGTTACCTCTGACCTAGAAACTAAGAATACAGTAAATGCGGATTTTTTAAGAAAACAGGTAGAGAAAAATCCAATAGTACAGGTATATATAGACTATAAGGCTGCGTTAAAAAGATATACTACCTATGGGGATAACTGGTTTAAATTTATTAATCCTGTAACAGGAAGAATACATACAACATACAGACAATGGATAACCACTGGAAGAATGTCTTCTGGAGGAAAGGATAAAAGTTCAGGAATAGATTTTCCCAACGCACAAAATATACCATCTGATGAGGAAACCCGAAGTTGTATTGTTCCTGAAGAAGGAAATGTATTTATTGATGCAGATTATGATAGTCAGGAAGTAAGGGTTTTTGTTAACTTCTGTAAGGATAGTGCTCTAATAAAGATGTTTGATGAGGGATTTACTGATATGCACTCCTATACAGCCTGGCATATATTCCCTCAGATAAGAAAAAAGTATCCAGAGTTAACCCAAGAAACTCTAAGATTAATAAAGAAAAACTTTCCTAAAGAAAGACAGATAAGTAAGTTAGGAAATTTTGCGATAAAGTAATTTGATATTTTAAAAATAAATATATATCAAAAAGTTGTCGCCTTACTTAGTAATAAGTAAGTGAAAATTGGGTGAATTCAGGGGAAATCTAGAGATAGATAATCCTGAGCCAAGCATAAGATTAAATGTCTTATGAAGGTGCAACGACTAGATGTTGAAACTACTACCGTAGAATATAATACATCCACGAGCGCCCAATATCCCATAGGGATAAAGATATAGTCTGAACTGCATGTATAATCTAAAAAAAAAGATGCAGAAATAGTAATTAAAAAAACTATGGTAACAAAATTGACAATATGGAGGTACTGGATATACTGTAGCAGAGAATTGTAATATATCTTTAGAAGAAGGAGAATCTTTTTATAATTCATATTTTGAAGCATTCAAAGGAGTAAAAGCATATTTCAATACATGCTATACAAATGCTAAAAAGAGAGGATGGATTGTATTTAATGATATTACCAAGGAAAAATATTTTATTCCTAAGGAATTAGGGGATAGTAAGGTAAAGAACGCTTCATATAACTATCCTATACAGGGAACCTCTGCATCTATAACAAAATATGCAGGAATACTATACTATAAGCATTTACTGGAAAACAGTTTACTTTTTAAAGTTAAGATAGCCATTATATGCCATGATGAATATTTAGTAGAATGTCCTATAGAAATAGCAGAAGAGGAAGCCAAGATATTAAAAAGTTGTATGGAAAAAGCAGGAGAACTATACTGTAAAACAGTGAAACTAACTGCTACTCCAGTAATAGTTGATAGGTGGAAACATTAATTAATTTAAACAGTAATAGTCATGAAAATCTATGTTACTCAATATGCACTAACAAAAGGTATTCTCGAAAAACGTGCAGAAATTAGTGGTGAAATGGCTGTTGTAAGATTAAGTTCTTACTCTGAAATTTATTTTAGGCCTTTTTGGTATACTGAAAGAGATGAAGCAGTTAAACATGCAGAAATACTTCGTCAAAAAAAGATTCTTTCCTTAAAGAAACGAATTACCAAACTTGAAAATCTTAAATTTGAGTAATTAATTAATAATAACTAAATGTTTAACCTAAAACCAAATGCCATGAATGAACAAAAAGAACCTGAGCTATTTTTTATTTGTAATCACTTAAAAAGGAGCATTAATGAAACTGATGCTAAGATAGTTTCAATTATTATCAGGCTATCAAAGATAGACCCAAACCTGAATAATAAATGTATGAATATTGTGGAAAGTAGGGATGAGGTCATATTCCCCGAGGATATTATTGGAATTTCTAAGTCATTATTACTAATTTCAGAATACCACCATGCTTTACTAAAAATGGTTGATACCCATCTTAAAGAACTCTTGGGTTAATTAATCATTAATACTTAAAACCAAATGTCATGAAAGCAGAAAAATTAGCACAGGCAAATTCTCTATATGAGAAAATAAATGATTTGAAGCGTGAAATAGATAAATGGGAGAAATCAGATAGATTTGATACAATCTCTACTTTTGATGCTAAATCAAGAGGTCAACATTACTATCTTAATATATCAGTCCTGGATTTTGACCATTTGTGTGAATTTATTCTAAAAGACCTGAATGAACAACTCAAGAATGCAGAAGAGGAATTTGAGAAACTTTAAACAATTAAATTTTATAACAATGAAAATATATAGTATAAATCCAAATAATGGTAAATATTTTGAAGATAAAACACCTAGAAATAAACTGTACTATAATGATATGCCTATATTTAACGGAATATATCATTCTACACCAATTTATCCTCTATTCACATTCTCAGTAAACGGAAGATATGACTATAGCAATACTAAATGTATTGTTTACTTTTATACTATGCTTCATATTAAAAGATTCTGGAATGAGTATCTTGTTGAGGTAAGGTTCAGTTGGGAATTAAATGTATATCAGGAAGATGCACTTGATGATGCAATAATTGAATTTCACAAGTTTTGTTTTAAGAACATACGCCATCTTAATATGAAAACAATAATTTCACAGTGTGTTTAATCTAAAATCAAATAAACCATGAAAGAATTAACTGAAATTGTTCAGAATCTTCTTGAAAAAGAAACTGAATACAGACAGAAAGAAAAGGAGTATTACCAGTTGAAAGCCAAATTTATATATAAGATAGGTAATATGCAGAGACCTAATCTAAGAAAAGGTATTAATGAAGAGAAATTACAAATTGGCCGAGAATTACTTTATATTAAAGGAGATATAAATAGGGATTCTATGGATATATGGGGAGAAGATAGTACTCTTATGTATGAAGCAATAGTTGATATTATAAATGATTGTAAAATTCTAAAAGATAATTATCTTTGTAATACAAAACTTGAAGATAATTACTATATAAGAAATTACAAGTATTGGACTGTTCCTGAAAGTTATGGTATTGTTGATATAGTAGGATTTAAGAACCCATTTCATAAACTTACCAGTAAAGAAAAAGATGCTTGTATATACTATCTATTAAACTATCATAGGATTAAAACAGATTAAAATACAAATCATCTAAAACAGTTAGTATGAAAACATTAGAAGAAACACTTGAGAGATATAAAGATATGATTCTAAACAGTTATATCTTAAATAGATTAGCTCAGTTTGTATCTTATGATAAACTTAAATCAATTGGAGTAAAGTTTGAAAATATTACTGAAGAACAGTGGAATACATCAGTTATACCATTTACAAGAGAGAATATCTTGAAAAATCTTGAACTTGATGTAGCGTATGGTTTTAAGGTAGCATTAGATAGACGTTGGGCAGAAGCATCATTTATGTATGATGTGGTTGAAATGTGGAATTGGGTATTAGAAGAAGGTCTTGAAGATTGGAGTTATACCAATTATCCCCATTATGGCTTACCATTGTTTAGAGCAACTGCTATAAAGTATAATTTCAATAATCCTATAGATAGTGATAGTGGAAGAGAAGAGAAATATAATAATTAAGACAATTAAAATAGTTGACATGAAAACATTAGAGGAAGTGTTAGAAAATAATGTACAATATATACTAAGTCGTAATGATATTATTAGACTTGCAACGTATGTTCCATATGATAAACTTCATCTTTTGGGTATAAAGTTAAAACCAGACGTTAGTATAAAAGAGTTTGAGGAGAAATGGAATAAAAAAGTAAAGCCATTTACAAGAGAAAACATTATAAAAGAATTAAAATATAGTGTTGCATATGGATTTGAAGTTGCACTAGAACCTAAAGAAATTTTAGAATACATAAAGAAACTTAATGTGGAGATGGCGCTACATGCTGTAATGCTGTGGAACTGGATACTTGAAGAAGGACTTGAGAATTGGCCGGGAAGTAATTGTACTTATCATGGATTACCACTATTCAAAGCAACAGCCCTAAAATATAATTTTGATAATCCTATTGGGGATGATAGTGGGAAGGAAGAGAAATATAACAGTTAAAATAACTATTATGAAAACATTAGAGCAAATTTTAGAAAATTATAAGAAAAACACATTTGGAAGTTGTGGTATTTATGGATTATGTGCTTATATTCCTTATGACAAACTTGAGTTCATAGGGGTTGAACTAAAGAAGGATATCACCAAAGAAATGTGGAATAAAGAGATAAAACCTCTTACACGTGAAAATATTCTTGAAAACCTTGAACAGGATGTTGAATATGGATTTGAAAAAGCATTAGGTAAGCAAAAAGTAAATACAGCATGTATATTTCAGGTTGTAAGAATATGGAATTGGATTTTAGAGGAAGGTTTAGAAAATTGGGAAGGAGATGATTTTGATTATTATGGATTACCACTACTTAAAGCAACTGCTTTAAAGTATGGTTTCTACAATCCTATCGATGATGACAGTGGAAGGGAAGAAAAGTATAATAATTAAAATAACTATTATGAAAACACTAGAACAAGTTTTAGAAACTTATGAAAGCCAAACTTTAGATGGTCGGGATATGGCCAGATTGGCTAAATTTGTACCTTATGATAAACTTTCTTTAATTGGAGTAAAACTTAAAGATGAAGTAACTGAAGAAGAATGGAATACTATGGTTGTACCATTTACAAAAGAAAATGTTCTTGAACAACTCAAAGATGATGTTGCTTTTGGATTTGAAAAAGCCTTAGGTAAACGTGGAATAAGTGCATCACTTATGTATAATGTAGTTAGCATGTGGAATTGGATACTGGAAGAAGGATTGGAAAATTGGTCAGAGTATGCTTACTATGGACTACCATTGTTTAAAGCAACTGCCGTGAAGTATGGTTTTGATAATTCCATTGGAGAAGATAAAGGCAGTGAAGAATATTATGAAGATGAAAATTAATACTACGATGGAAACTTATATTATAATTTTTGTAGGTAATATCTATCATAAAACTACACCTATAATAGATAAAGAAAGAAAAGGAGTATCAGATGGTGTTTTAGATATAGTAAGACTTAGTGATATGAAACAGTTAACACCAGATGGAGAATGGGTAGATTTACTTAAATGGACTATAAGAGAATAATTGTTAAAACAAATAAATAATACTACTATGAGTGGAGGATATTTCAGTTATCAACAGTACACTATGGAGTGTATTGCTGATGAAATTGAAGAAATACTAAATAATCAGGGGAGAATAAAAGTTGATTCATACTATGATGAAGAATACTATAAAAAATATCCTGAAGAGAAATATCATCCTACCTATCCTGAGAAAATACAAGAAGAAATGAAAAAGACTGTTAACCTTTTAAGAATAGTAGCGGTGTATGTTCAAAGGTTGGATTGGTATCTATCAGGAGATGATGGGGAAGAAAGTTTTTATAAGAGATTAGAGGAAGAATTGAAAGGAGTGGAGAAACGTAAACTATAAAAGTATTAATTTAAAATATATTACTATGAAAGCACCTAATGGTATAGAATTAAGTACAGAAGAAAAAAGAAAATTTTTTCAGTACTGTTTAGATGTTTATACATTACCAGTGAAACAACTTAATAAGATATATATTCCTAAAAGGTATATTACATTTAGAGAACTAAAAGAATATGGTTTTTGTTTGTTATACTATTCATATTTTGGTCAGGAAGCAATTGGCTCAATAGACAATATACCAGAACTTAAAAAATATAAACCTAAAGTTTTTTATACTTTTAATGGGGAAAAAACAACAAATGATAATCAATTTTGGTTTCCTCATAATCAACATGAGGAACGTATTAAGATATTAATAGAAATTTTAGATGAGATAAAAAGTAAAGAAAACATTTAATATTTAACTTAGAGTATATAAAAAAATTAAACAGTATGGATGAGGATAAAAGTAATCAAGAGGAAGAATCTACATGGCAGTATGATATTGTAGATGAATTTTATTCTGTTAACTTCAGGATAAATGATACATTCTATGATTTCATAACATCCATGTCTCATATGCACTGGTTATATGAAAGTGGTTTTGAAGAACTTGCTTTAGAAATGAAGGAAAAACTTTGTGAAAAATTAAAGGATATTATGATTAATGGTGACAAACAAATAGTATTAGAGTAATGGGGACACAAAAATTAAAAGAAGAATATCTTATTCCTCCAGAAACATTGTGGGATAAAAATGACTATCCAACTAAAGAATACCTAGATTTTCTAAGAAACTACAAACCATCAGATAAATTTACAATAGATGAATTTGTAGGATTAATTGAAAATATTGGTTGGTGGATATCAGATTATCTTGTTGTTGTTTCTTATGCAAAAGGTAAAATAGAATCTTTTGAATTGCATACAGGAGGATATACAAGTAATGAAAATATTATTCTTGCTCTTCTTGCTAATGAATACCTACTTAAACATCATATAAGATTGTATAAACATAATGCTGGGGGACACTTCTATTTTAAAATAGAAGGAAAGGAACAATAGTATAAATTATAGAACAGTTAAAATATATTATTATAACAATTATAGAGATGATTAAAAGAGATAGTTATGAAAGAACTAGAAAGATTTTTTATTGGAAAAGGAGAAGTAAAAGGATTTATCTTTACTCAAATGGATCAGTCTCCTAAAGCATTTCTATATCAAGTACAGGTTCCAAATCCTGAAACTCAGGAGATTATTGAGGTACATTATGAGGTATTCATACGAAAAGAGAACATCCAACCACAATTAAATATTTTTAAAGTTTACTATCCAAGATCCACTTCATTTGGAAAGTGGGCTTGGACATTTTCTAATTATGAACAAGCACTTAAACAGTTTAATAAGGTAAAATGATAACATAAAAAAGGAATAGTTATGAATACAAAGAAAATAAAATCACTAGCAGCAGATATAGATTCACTAAATTCATTAAAGGTTATCAAATATCCTCGTTCTACTGCAATAGAAGGAGGAGTTAGATTTGAAATAAATTACTTAGCGCTAACAGAGGATATTATGAATTTAAAAAAATTCACAGATGAAGATATTCTTAATGATCTTAATAGTGCTATTAGACCTGTTATTGATAAGTATATATATCTGCTTAAAGAAGAAATACAAGATGAAATGAGTAAATAGGTAAAAGAGATAATTATTAATAGAAGAAACAGATCATGGAAGAGAGTACTTCTAAGGAAGAAAAAGAGTACTATTTAAGAAAGGCTAAACTGGATACTTTTATAAGAAACATAAAGTACAATAAATGGTACAATGTAAATACTGATGTGTCAGAAGATATTGTAGATGATCTTTTACTAATCTTAGATCATGGTAAGTATGCAGAATTTGAGTTTATAATACATGAAGGATATGGAAACCAATTCAAAAAAATTCCCAGAACAGACATCACTATTCATGGAAGAAATTTCAGTAAAGAAACAAATACAAGATGAATCTGTTTCTCTATCTAATATTTATCCTATACTAGTACTAGAACATGCTACTGGTGTAGGGAAGAGTTTGTCTGCAATAAGAATAATGGAATCACATGGAGGTAAGTGGACCATAATGGTTGCAGAAACAAATCATATAAACAACTGGATAGATGAATTCAAGAAACATGGTAAGGAATACCTACTAGATAATGTTACCTTTGCCTGTTATGCTTCCTGGCATAAGTACTTAAAGGAAAAGAACTATATCCTGGATGAATGTCATAATACCCTAAACTCTGAGTTAAGAATAGTATATTTAAGGGAGGTAAGTAAGCATTGTGAAAGAGTTATAGGATTAACTGCTACACTATCACCAAAACTGAAAGGTAATTTTATTAGCATATTTCCTAATGTTCATTTTTATAAAATTCCTTTAGATATAGCAATAGATAAAAAGGTATTACCTAAGCCTAAGATTTTTCTGGTAGGAGTAACACTATCCAATACTGAAAAATTAGTTCCCTTTAGAATATCAAAGGATAAGGTAGTAATGTGCAGTGAGCAGGAGTGGTACAAAAGACAAGAAAATCTTATAGAGTACAGGAAGAATATATTCTTTGATGATAGATCTGAATGGAGTAAAATAAGATGGTTAAAGGCAGGTTCAGACAGGAAGAGATTTCTTGCAAATGTAAAAACAAAACATGCAGCAAAACTACTTAGTAAACTTAAAGATAAGAAACTTATTTGCTTTACTCATACCATTAAACAATCAGAGGAACTATCTAAAGGGTATTCTGTTCACTCTAAGATAGGAAAGGAAATCAGGGAAACAATGATTCAGGATTTTAATGATGGAAAGATAACCAAACTTTTTACCACCAAGATGCTCAGAGAAGGAATGAACCTAAAGGGTATTGAAGCAGGTATAATAGTTCAACTGGACAATAATACTAAATCCTTCTATCAGACCATAGGAAGAATCTTGAGGTCTGAATTCCCTGAATATTACATCATGTATGTCAAGGATACCCAGGATGAGGTATATGTTCAGAATGCTCTATCTGGATTTAATCCAGAATATTTAATTAATACTTCTCTAGAAGAACTACTAAATCACTAAAGAAATGTTAAAAATAGGTAAAAAGCCCCTAAGTAGAGGGAAAGAACACCTTTTGGAGAAAAGTGTTTTAAAAGTCCCCCTACCTACGGAGAATATTGATATAAAAACTTTAGAAGTTTACTGTAAGGCTGCTGAAGAACTGATGGGTAATGTAGATTCATTAGATGATATTAAGTTATTCTTAAAGAAGGAGTTTAATGTTGATTGTTCCATAGAAGATTTGGAGAAAGTATATGCTCTGGAGATTTCTATGGAAGAGGCAGAATTACTATATAAACAGTATGGCTATGAGAAAGAAAGTTAAAATTTATTTGGATATCTTTAGCAAGTATCCTTTAACCCCAGTAGATATAGTAGTTTTACTACTAATTAATAATGGAATAAATCCATACAGTTTATCTTGGGGTATAGGTATAGAGATAGGTAATATTATAGAATCTCTTGAAACTAACCTATACATTAAATCCACCGATGAGGGATGGGTTCTAAGATCTAAAGGAAAAGAGATTTTTGCAGAAGAAGAAGAGGATAAGAAGATTACAGAAGTTTTAAGATACCTTAACGAAAAAATAGGGAAGAATTTTGATGTAGATTCAGAAAGTAATCGTAGATTTGTAGCAGGAAGACTTAAAGATGGGTATAAGGTGGAAGATTTGAAGCGGGTAGTAGATGTTATGGTTGAAAAGTGGGCTAATGACAGTAAAATGCGTTTCTTTCTAAGACCAGAAACCCTATTCAATCCCACCAAATTTCAAACGTATGTTAATATAAAATCTTCTAGTGAGGAGGATAAGGATTGGACAGTAAGGAAAGTATAAATCTTGTAGAAGAGGTAGTAGAATCTCTAAAAAAGAACAAAAAAATCAGGGAGGAAGGAAAGGATATAGCTATTCCTTTTCCTTTTCCCAGATTGTCAAAGGAGGTACCTGGGATTGTTCAGGGTAGATACTATATTATAACTGCTGGGCCAAAGGTTGGAAAAACTAAACTGGCTGATTTTCTGTTTATGTATAGCCCTTTTAAGTTCATAAAAAGTAATCCTACCAATATCACCATTAAGATTTTATACTTTAGCTTAGAGATGAGTAAGGAGGATAAAGTAAAAGAGGCAATCTCTCATTTCTTACTAGTAAGAAAAAATATAAGAATTTCTCCAGATAGAATGGACTCTTTGTATAAGGATTACATATTAGATGATGATACGCTAAAGTCTATTGAGGAAGTTAATCCAGAAGTAAGAGAACTTTTTAACTGTATTACAGTGTATGATGGAATAAGAAATCCTTTTGGAATATATAAAACTGTTAGACAGTATGCCCATACACATGGAAAATATATAGATATTGATGGAAATACTCTGGATATAGAGCAAATAACAAAGGGTAATCTGGATGTTATAAAAAGGGTGTATAGGTATGTACCAGATAATCCAGATGAGTTTGTTATTGTTCTTATAGACCATGTCTCTTTAATAAGTCCAGAGGAAGGGCAGACCATGCACGAAGCAGTTACAAAACTATCCTCTTACTACCTTTTACACATGAGAGATAGATGGAAGTATATACCCGTACTAGTACAACAGCAAGCACTTGCCCAAGAATCTGTAGAAAATCTAAAGGCAGATATGATAAGACCTAGTGCACAAGGATTAGCAGAAAATAAGTTAACTAGCAGGGATTGTGATATGATGATAGGATTATTTTCTCCAGCAAAATTTAGAAAGGCAGAATGGGAAGGGTATGATATTAGAAAATTAAAGGATAGTTTCAGAGAATTATCCATTCCTACAAATAGAAGGGGAAATAATATTATTGTTGGACTTTACTTTGATGGTATGACCAATTTCTTCAAGGAACTACCTAAAGCAGAAGAGATGACTGAACAGTACTATAATTTACTAGTGCAAAGAAAGGTCAAACCAATTTGATAACCAAAATATTAAACTATGAAAAAATTATGTATAACTGTAATAATGATAGTTCTTAGTATTAATGTAAAAGCACCTAATCATAATAGCATACTTTTTACTTTAGTAAAAATAGAAGGTAAAATAAATAGGTATATTGAACAAAGAGAAAAAGAAGAAAAAAGAATAAATACCATTCTAGAAACAATAAGAATTATAGAAAGTGGAGATAACTATTTTCTAAAGGGAGGTTCAGGAGAGTATGGTGCTTACCAATTTACCAGAACTACCTGGAAAAGAATGTGCTTGATATACTATGATACCATACTTGATATAAGAAATCCAAAAAATCAAGATCTTATAGCATATTATAAGGTAAAAAATCTTATAAAGAAAGGGTACACAGACCAAGAAATAGCATCAATCTGGAACTGTGGGAGTAATAGATGGAAGAACAGGGTAGGAGTAAATAGGTATGGGGTAAAGTACAATGTACCTTACTATGTAAGCAAATTTACCAAGGTAAAGTATAGTATAGAAAGTTCAAAATCATAGAAGGAATCTGGTGGAATAGGCAATTTAAGCAAATCCAGGGTTACACTTTGGTTGAGTCGTATAAACAGTCTCTAAATTTGATAATTGTAACCACCAGATTCTTTTCTATTTCTTAATAAAAACTTAAAAACATGAATAGTAAAGATATAATAAGTTTCATTGAAAGGGATATTTATAAGATGGGATATAAAGAGTTGGATAAGGAAAGTCCCATTGCAAATAGTCTGTACCAATTTTATTCCTCATGGATTAACAGTTCAGAAGCAACTGAGATAATTGAAGATTCCTCCATTCTTATAAAGGGAGATATAGTTGTTGTTATATATGAGGGAGTTATTGATGTATTTGATGTATCCAGTAGTATAACCTTACTATCCTCTCCAGAGTTAATGTATTCAGAAAGACTAGAAGCACTTATTCGGACCTATAGAGCATTTGGGAAAATTAAAGGTAATATTCAGGATAATATTTATAGTAATGATCAAAGTAGTAAATAACAATTTAAAAAATTACAGTTATAGAAAGGGAGACAATTGAATTGACTAATTCTCAATGGAGAAAACTGATGTTTGAGAATTATATAGAAACGGATAAAGGAAAAGTATGGTTTGAAGAAGTCCAAGATGAACATGATGAAATGTCAGTATATACAGAAGATCGGTATAAGATATTTAAAAGAATAACTGATGGTAAATTTTTTAGGATAAACTATAAATTTTCACAAGAAGAGGGAATAATGACAGAGGATTATGATTGGGATATAGATGATATACAAGTAATCTCTGAAGTTTTTATAGAAACAGAAATTAGAATTGTTTATAAATAATAAAAATAAATAGTATGGCAATAACAGTAGGAATTTTTCAACAGAGTGGTGGGGGTAAAACTACCAGTATTGTAATAAATCCTGATGGGACTTATAATCCAGAAAACTATCAGGGTATGGATCCTAATACAACAGTACTAATTAATGCTGATAAAAAACAGTTACCATTTAAATTGGAAGGATGGAAAGAGAATATAAATTTATTTAATACTTCTGACTTTCAAACTATAAAAACTTTACTGGAAAAAATTGATAAAGGTAGTAAAACTAAAAGTGTAATTATTGATACTATTAATGCAATAATGGTTGATAAAGAAATGTTAGAAAGAAAGAAATTGAGTTTTGATAATTGGATGGATCTAGCAAGAGATATTTATGAGTTGGTAACAATATGTAATGGCATGAAAAAGGATCTTACCATTTATCTTATGGGACATATTACAACCTATACAAATGTAGATGGAAATGAAAGTAAATGTTTAGTAACGAATGGAAGAAAATTGGAAAAAATCAAGTTAGAATCTAAATTACCTGTAGTTTTATTTGGAGCAGTAGAAAAAGGTAATAATGGAGAAAATAAGTATTACTTTGAGACTCAGATGAATAGGTCTACAGGAAAAAGTCCTTTAGGAATGTTCAAAGATTTCTTAATTCCCAACTCTTTAAGGTTGGTAGATGATACAGTTAGAAAGTATTATGGAATATAAAATAAATGTTTAACTTTAAAAACAAATAACTATGAGAATTTTGTTAGATTTTTTGGTGGTATTGGGTAGGCTTATAGGTACTATCCTTTGGGTAATCATTGTTCCTTTTTATAAGGGAACTTACTGGTTAAAATCCTTAAAGACAAGTGTTGAAATTAAACAGGAAGAAATGCTCTCCAAATTAATGACTCCTCCAGAAAAGATTAAAGCATCAGTAACAAGAAAACCAAGAAAAGTTTCCACTGTAAAGAAAAGTGATGTAGTTAGTAAGGAAGAAAAGAAGTAGAGTACAGTTTTAGAAATTAAATTATAAACCAATAAAAATTAATAAGTATGCCAGTAATAAAAGTTAATGATTCAAGTAAAGAAACTATAAAACAGTTTCCTATTTATGTAGGAGTTACTCAGGTAAAGGTAGTAGCCATAAATCCTGATATAAAGAAACTTGAGAGTTTAGGGTATAATGTCTCTCAGGAACCTATTTATGTAACTGAACAGGATGAAGTAAAAAAGGTAAGATTGGATTTTTATGTTCAGAATAGTAAGTTACGAGGTAAGATATCCTTCTTTTTACAGGATGAGAAAAGAATGAGTAGTGATAAAACAAAGTATGAGTTTATTAATAACTATGGACAAACTACCTGGGCATCTACCCTGGAAGAAGCTCTTAATAAAACATCATCTAAAAATAATAAGAAATGGTTTAACCCTGAAGGGGCAAGGGAAGCCTATGTAGGGGAAAGTAGCCTTATTGCATTTTTAAAGGAATGGCTAAATACCAATTCAAATGATAAGGTTTACATTGAAGATTTGGCTGCCCTGTTTAAAGGAGATGTAAAAGAGTTGAATTTCTATGTAAAGGAAGCTGCTAACAATGTGGTATGGGTACTATGTACTGTATCAGAGAAAAATGGGAGACATTATCAGAATGTTGATAATGGTATTTTTGTAAGAGCATCCCTTAGTCCTTCCTTAGTTATAACCAAGATGTCTGAGTATGTAACTAAAAAGGAAAAGGATAACTTTCCTGTTAAAGGATATCATGGTCTTGAATTTAAGGAATTTATCCCCCCTATTCCTAAAGTAGTTTTACCAGATCAGGAAGAGGAAACACCAAGAGAACCAGGTGTGGATGATACGATTCCTTTTTAGTTTAGTTTAGTTTAGTTAGAATGGTAGTTTAGAAGGGGATTTTCCCCTTCTATCTACTTTTGTAGTTAAATCTTATGATACCTGTTAGAAAACCTTTAACAAAGGAAAATATTTTATCTCTGATAACCTCATACGATATCTTCAAGTTCTATAGTAAAAATTTCAAAGAGGTGGGTAAACATTTTAAGTCTGACTTTAGAAAGGAGAATAATCCTTCCTGTTGTGTAGCTAAGGTAGGTAAAGACTTACTCTATACAGACTTTGGAACAGGACAGAGTTTTAGGGCTATTAACTTTGTTATGGCTTTATATGGATTATCCTATAGGGAAGCATTACAAAGAATAAATAGGGATTTTAACCTAGAACTAGGAGAATTTAGTAATATTACTCAACCTATTGAGAAAATTGAAAAAACAGGTATTACCTATGGAGAAATAGATTTTCTTGAAAAAACTGCATCTATAATTAAGAAAAGAAAAAGACCTTATACAGAAAAAGATCTGAAGTATTGGAATAGTTACTGCTGGACTAAAGAAATGTTAGAGGAAGCTAGAACAGAATCTATATCCCATTACTGGATTAACGGTTTAATGTGGAAAGTACCTGAAGATGAACTTGCTTTTTCCTATGAGTATTACTTTCACTCAGGAAGATATCAAAGAAAATTATACTTTCCTGAAAGAAAGGAGTATAGATGGATAAGTAATACAGATAATACTATAGTCCAACTGGTTGATGTAATGCCTAAAACAGGAGATATTCTTTTCATTACCTCTAGTAAAAAAGATGCAGGAATATTTTGGAGAATGAATAGGGATAAAATGTTTGGGAATTTAACTATTCATGGAGTTGCTCCTAATAGTGAAACAATGTTTGTACCTGAAAGATGGTTTTCTAAAGTTAAAAATAGGTATAAGAAAATTATAATCTGGTATGATAATGATGAAACAGGAATAAGAAATGCTAAGAAATTTAGTGAAAAGTTTAGTATTCCTTACTTTTATAATCCGTTAGGAATGGAAAAGGACCCTAGTGATTTTTGCAAGAATAAGAGTATTCATGAGTTTTGTAAATTAGTAAAGAACTATTTAAATGGATGATTTAATATTCATTCCAGGAAATATTCCATCACTAAAAAATAGCAAGGTATTAGGAAGATATCCAAGTAAAACGGTTATTAGATGGTTAAGGCTTTTTGGAATACAAAGTTATAACTCTAAGACTAAAACAGTTAAAGAATTTAAAAGAATACCAAAAGAATATTCCTTTCTAGAAATATGTAAGCCTATTAAGTCAAAAACTAACTATCCTTTACTGGTAGAGTTTCATTTTATAAGGGGAACTAAACATAAGTGGGATTTTCATAATGCCTGTCAGATTGTATTTGATTTGATGGTAGCATATGATATAATTCCTGATGATAGTGTAGATTATGTACTGCCTTTTCCTTTAAAAATAAAGGACAAATTTTGGGATTTTAGTAAAGAAAATCCTGGTGTGTTAATTAAAGTAAAACAAATGTATAAATTAAAAAACAAAAGTTATGGAAAGAACAATTAGATTTAAACTACCCGCTCAAATCTCATTGCTTACAATGAGAAGTAGTGCTACAACATGGGGACAACTGAAGGAAGAAATTTTAAGGGATCCTGTTCTGAAAGAAGAGATTCCTTTGGATACTGTACCCATTACTAGAGAAGGACGAGACTATATTAGAAGTTTTAAGTTTATTGATAGGGATACTTTTGCTGAGTATGGGAAAATAGATGATGCAGTTCTACCTGATAAAGACTTAATCTTTATTATTACCCCAGTAGAACATAAAGGGGGAGCAACTAATAGTAATAAAATAGCAGATTTGATTTTCTTACTAACCTGGAATCCTGTAAAACTTATTACAAGTCTTGAAGAGGCTAACTACAATACATTAAGATCATTTGGTTCTCATTTGAATAGGAAGTATGATAAAAATATTGATTTAAGTGGTACAAAGGAAGAGATGAAAAGTAATATTATAAAGGCTGTAAAAGAATTGACTGGTACAGAACTAAATTCACAAGAAGAAACTTTTCCAGAAACTTATGATGTAGAGATGGAACAACCTATTTCTGCTGTTGATTTACTAGAACGTAGTATTATTGACATAACAAAAGCCATTAAATTAATAAAAGAAGATGAAGAGAATATAGAAAAATTAAAAATGGTAGAACAGGAAGAAAAACTGGAGAAACTTAGTAAGAGTCTTTATGAGATACTAAACAGTTAAGAATAGTAAATATAATTTTAGTAAAATGGAGAGAAGGGAAAATACTACTTCTCTCCTTTTTTACTATTTATGGTGTACCTTAAAAAATAGAATATATGGATGCAGTTATAGAGAAGATACTTAGAATGTCAGATAAAGAAAAAGATTTATTCTTTGCTAAGAATACAAAAATTATTCCTGGAGCAATAGTATATCTACCTAAAGAGGATAAAATTGGAGAAGTACTTTATAGAAAATTTGGGCGAATATTTGTAAGAACTGTTCTTAATCTACATAATGATGATGAAGAAGTTTCAAACTCTATAAATTACTATGTTGAAAGTGAAATTAAATCTAATAGAATAAAACCTTTTACAAAAGATGACTATAAATTATTATTACAGAAATCTAGAGAAAGAACTGTAAGAGATTCTTTAGATAAATATATTAGAAAAATTTTAAATGGAGTCTTTACAGAGGAAAGAGTAGAAGTGGATAGATCTGATAATTATCTTTATATAACCATACACTTTCCTGAAATAGTAGTTAGAAATTCTTTAGATATAACCCATACAGTACGTGATCTATATTTAATACTTACATTAAAAATTCCACAAAAAGGTAATCTTGTTTTATATTTAAGAGATTTTAATGCTTTTAGAGCTACCTATGAGCCAAAGGAGGTTTATCATCAGTATATGATTTCTCACATAAGAAAAAGTGCAACTGGAAGAATAGCTAGTAGTGATGATTTTTGCTTAGGTTCTTCTGATCTGGAAACATTTATGCGAATAAGATCAAATGAAGGAATCAGAATAGATGAACTACTATACTTAATAGCACTATTTAAATCTTTCTTTGAATGGGAGAGCATAGATGGAGTGCCTTTTGTCCATATAAGTGATCTTAAACCCTTTAAAGTTGAAGAAGTAGATAGTATTCCTAAAAGATTAACAGAAGAAGATTACATTACTCTTCTGGAAGATCTTATACTTTACCCTTTAAATATTTCCTTTGATTTTATTACTTCTACCCAATTTACCTATTCTAGTGATGTAAGAACTCAAATAGAAAAAAAAATAGAAAAATTGTTTGGAGATAAGTATAAGATAGATGTTTACGGGGATAGTGAAGGTAAGATAAGTTTAATTAAAAAGGAAGATGTTAGTTTTAGGTATTCAGTACAAGGAATATACTTTAAAGAGCAACATATAGAACCTGTAATAATCGAGAGTAGTGAAAGTAATATAAGTACAGAAAAAAGAATGTCTAAAGAACTTATTACAAATTTTCTAAATTCATTAAACTTTGATTTTACAGATGAAGTTATAAAGATAAAATTGAGTCAAATGGGGTTAAATCAGTAATAACTAAATAAAAAATAAAATGAAAAATATACCAAAGGGAAAAATAGTAATTAGTAAATTCCTAAAGAGTCAAATTGACTTTTTCCATTCTAAAATTAAGAATATGGAATGGTCTGGAATATTACTGTACAAACAAACTGGTGGAGATTTTAGTACCTTAAAAGATTTAGAGTTCTTTGCAATAGGCATGTATCTAATGGATAAGGGAAGTTCTGTCTGGACTGAATTTAAGGTAAATGAAGGAATAGCAAAAGCCTATAAGTATTTAAAGGATGATAATCTTGAGTATTTAAATGGACTTATTCATTCCCACCATAACATGCAGGCCTTTTTCTCTGGAGCAGATATATCTGAACTAGAAGAGAATGCTCCTAACTATAACTTTTATCTCTCCTTAATAGTAAATATGGAAGGAACATATGCAGCCAAATTAGCCATTCCTTCAAAGGATGAAAAGATTATAGTGAAGAAGATAAAAGATGCAAATGGAGTAGAGCATACTTTTAGAATAAAGGAAAAGAGTACTGATATTATTTATGTAGATTTAGATATAGAATTTGAGGGAGGTATTACTATTCCAGAATGGGTTAAAGAGAATCTGGAAGAGGTAGAAACAAATTATACCAGTAAACAAAAAGAATCAGTATATCCTTTTGTATCTAGGGATCCAGCATATTCTTCTTCCAATTATAGGGGTTATATATCAGATTATAAGACCCATCACTCCCATAAAAATAGATATGAACCTGTACAACAATCTCTCTGGGATGTTGATGATACTCCTGAAGATGATTACATGGATAATTCATATACCACCAACCAAAGGAAAATTAATGAGTATGCTATAAAACTAATAACCTTGGATGATATTATAGACACATATATAGATAAAAGTGTTTTTGATTCAACTTCTTCTGCTAAGTTTAAAAGTTTAATTTCAGAGAATCTACCAAAAAATCCAAGGGAATGGAAGGAGTATGAAGATATGCTAGTATCAAATATAGAAATAATCCATGAGAATGTGTTTGGAAATACAGATGCTATAGTAGAAAATATCATAAGGATTATTGATATATTTAGTAGTCTTAGTGAAGAAATACCAAATTTAAAAAGAGTAGTTGAAATACTAAATAATGAAATAAAAGAATATGGCATACTATACTGAAAGATATACGGAAAGATTTAAGGATGCTCCTTGGTACAACAAAAGCAAGGATGAGCCTATACTGGTAGTAGGAGCAGGGGGTATAGGGTCAAATCTACTATACTATTTAACTAAAACAATACTATCCGATAGGATTGTAGTAGTTGATCCTGATACTGTTGAACCTCATAATATTGGTACACAATTCTTCCGTGCAGGAGATATTGGAAAGAAAAAGGTAGATGCCATTAGAGAAACTCTATCTTTATTTGGAGTAACTTCATTTAGTATAACTCCTCTGTTAAAAAGGATGAACCATGAAGATATTCTCCCTATAACTATTGTAGGAGTTGATAATATGAAAACTCGGAGAGAAGTTTTTGAAAATTGGAAGCAGCAAGAAGGTAGAGAAATACTTATTGATGGTAGGTTAAGTGCAAATTTCTACCAGGTATTTACTGTACTAAAAGGTAGGGAAGAAGAATATGAAAAGACACTATTTCCAGATGAACTAGTTCCTGATGACAAGTGTACCTTTAAGCAAACTGCTTACTTTGCTGGACTGATTGGAGCAAGAATGGTACATATTCTTGTTAACTATTTAATGAATAAATATTCTGGAGAAGATATTTGTAATGTTCCATTTTTTGTTAGTGAAGCAGGTGAACTATTTCTAATTAAAACAGGTAATAACCATGAGGATTTATAGCACACCAGATTGTACTCCTATAATATTTGATAAGCTAGAGATGAAAGAAAATTCTATAGAACTTGATAACCTAGATAGATTAAGTTACTTAACTTCTTTTACAAATCTAAAAGAGTTTGAAAGAAACTGTAGTATAACCCTTAAAAGATTAAAGGAGAATCCTTCCTATGATGGATTCTTTGCTAATCATTTCCCCCTAATGTATAAGATCCATACTAAGTACAAAGAAATTAAGTTTAGTATTGATTTAGGAATTGTATTTGATGGTAATTATCTAAATGGAATAGTTTGTAAAGAGAAAGAAAAGTTAGTTGGATATGTAGTAAAAAATTCCCATCCTTTTGTAAGAAAGATAGTTAAAGCAGCAGGAGTACAGAATAAAAATATAGTAACATTATCTAGTACAAAAGAATTGGAAGAGAAATTTTCCTTTCCTATAACAATGAGTTATAGTAATGAAAGTATATATCCATCTCTATCTTTAGTATTTACAGAAAGACTGAAAGATGAGTATCTTAAAAGGAAAAGTGTGGATAATCTAAAAAGAACATTTAACTACTATCTTCCCTATTACGAATCTGCATATAGTTATGAAGTTGAAGAAATTATGAATGATCCTAATATAATAGGAGTTTTCAATGTATTCAAGTATGTAGGAGACAGTACTATTTTGGAAAAAAGAGGATTAAAAAAGGAAATAAATAAAGGGAATTATATCGTTTGTAATAATAATTGGGGAAAATATACAGGTGATTGGGGGGAATATATAGGTGTACAAGTAATATCAAGGAGTGCATTTTACTCACTGGAATCATTTTTAGATTTAGAGCACCTATTCCTAGTAAAGAAACCTTTTCCTATACTTCCATTAACCTTTGCAGACTTTATATTTTTCATGTCAGAGATTCTTATTTTAAGTTTTAAACCCCATGAATATTTAAGATCTGTTCCAGAGAAAGTACAAAATACCTTTATTCATAGTTTGGATTTAAATTCTGTTACTTGATAAAGTGTAACTAAATTAAAATAATAAAAAAAATGGCTATACAAAAATTTAGAAAGAAACCTATCATAGTTGAGGGGGTTCAATGGACAGGAGATAATCTAAGGGAGATTGTTGATTTTATTCCTAGTTTACAATATCATAATTCTAACTGGGAATGGTATGAAAGAGTTGTTAAAGAAGATGGATTAATAGTTCCTACCCTTGGAGGATACCATTTTGCTACAGTGGGAGATTGGATACTAAAGGGAGTTAAAAATGAGTTTTATCCAATTAAACCTGATATTCTTGAGGCAACATATGAATTAATTAAATAAAAAAGAATATGGTGGTTTTAGCGTTAGTTGATGCAGATTCACTGATATACCAATCACTAAGAGAACCTTTTATAGGTTCTTTTAGTGTTTTGGAAGAAAAGATAAATACCATAATAGAAAGTACAAAGTGTACCCATATTAGTTTCTTTCTTTCCGAAGGTAATTATTTTAGAAAAAATATTTCTGATGGAGAATATAAAAAGAATAGGGAAAAAACTATACAAAAACCTGGAGTAAACACATTAAAAACTTTTATTAAAGAATTTTACCATGCTAACACAATGGGAGAAGTTGAAGCAGATGATCTTGTTGCATACTGGTATAATAAACCTCTATTTTGTATTCCTGAGTTAGATTACTTTGCTACTGATTGTGGTATAAAGAATAATGAAAGTACTGATGAAAGTAGTAGTTATGTTGGAGTTAAGAAGATAATATGTTCTGTTGATAAGGATTTGTTGAAAGGAATTCCAGGAACACACTTTAACTATACCTATAAGATGCAGAATGAGGAAGAAGTTATTAAAGGACATTGGGAAGAAAATACAGAGGAGGATGCTCAACTATTTTTAATGAAACAAATGGTAGTAGGAGATCATGCGGATGGGGTTTCAGGTATTCCTAAGAAAGGAGAAAAATATTGGGAGAATTTTTATACTTTGAAGGGGGGAGAAATTTCTTGGGGGAATATTTTGAATCTTTATACTGAGAGTCTTGGAGAAATAAATGGTGTAATTCAATTTGGAAAAAACTTTAGAATGTTATACACTTTAAGAAATGATAGAGACTTTTTAAGAGAAGTTCATGCTATACCTCCTATCCCTAATATAGTAAGAGTAAATAATGAACCTAAAGATATTGAAGTATATGGAGAATTTTGAAAGTATGTTATCTTCAGATATTATAGAATTTGTTTGTAAACTAGCAGATTACACTTTGGCTTATAAGTATAAGGATATAATTAAAGAAGAAGATTTAGTAGAAGAGATAGAGCCAGATATTATAGCATACAAACCAGAATATCAAAAAGAGTTTGATAAGTTTTATGATTATTACTATAATGAACTTAGTAATCACGTAAGAAAATTTACTTTTCAATCTTTATTAGCAAAGCATATGGAAAATTTTAAATATGTACCTGTAGATATTACAGGATTTGCTCATAGATTTGCACATGCTGTTTTAGTTTATAAATATGGAGAGGAAGATTTATGGGAAAGAACAGAATCAACTATGAGGTATAAACCTAAATATCAGGAAGAATTTAATACTCTTTATAACTATTTTTATAATGAACTTGATAGTTATACAAGGGCCTTATTTCCTGATTTTTAGCATAGTAGTATTAACAATTTAAGGGTATTTAGTATGCTACTTTCTTTAAAAGTAGGAGGAGGAAATGAAGTTTTTTATAGACTAGTCAATGCTCGTATGTTTGAGATTTACTCTAATAGTCCAGATATTAATGAAGATATTAATACAGAAACTGGAGAGACAGTCTCAGTAAAAATAGGAGATATGCAAATAAAAATAGGGGATAAATTTCAGCACTTCTATACAGAGATTCCTAGTCTATATACAGTTAATAAAATTATGAAAGGAGCAACTCAAAGTAACTATAAGAATAGTTATACAATTTTGAGTTATTCCAGGAATAAAACTACCAGTTATTTTTTGCCTTGTTTAAATGCAGAAGATAGTACATTCTTTGATACAAATGGCTATTTAATAAATGCTTATATTGGTAAAGATTTAAGTAAACTGTACCTTGTTTATAGGTTTTCAACTACTAAATTCTATGGTAAGATAGAACAAAGAATAGTAAAACATCCTTTATTCATTAGTACAATTACTTCTATTAAAGATTTTGATGTATTTATTTATAGTATTCCTTCTGAACATAGAGAAGATGTGAAACTGTTCTTAGATGGAAAATATTCCCAACTATCCGATCTTCTAAAAATTAAAATTAAAAATTTCTATAAGTTACCTGAGAAGAGTTTTGTTTGGAAGGTTTTAACAAAACACAAGAGTTTAGTGGAGAGTATGGAAAAGAAATTTGGAGTTACCAAAGTATTTGATAGAATAGATTTAGATGAAAAGCCTAAGATGGAAGAAGAGATATGGGAGATGTGCCAGTTTAGAAAGGAGAATAATTCTGAAGATAACAGTAGTATTGAGGAAAGAAATAATTATATAGAAGAATGAGTAATACATATTTAGAAGACTTTGGAGAATCTTGATATAATGCTCTAAAACCATTTATAGATGGAAATACTACTAGTAGTATAGATAAAACTATTACAGAAAAAGATACTTTTGGTAGTATAGGTAAAACTATAGGAAAACTAAGAAAGACTAAAATAGTATATCCAGAAAAAGAGTTGGTATTTAGGGCATTTAGGGAAACCCCATTAGATGAAGTTAAGGTAATACTACTATTTCAGGATCCTTATCATAATGGAATTATGGATGGTCTTGCTACTTCATGTAGCAGATCATTCATATCTCCTACTTTACGAATAATGCTTAATGGGATAGATAAGGAGTATCCAGAATGGAAAAATTCCTTAGAGCATGGTAGGGATGACAGGAAGAACTTGCTAAGATGGGCCAAGCAGGGGGTATTATTACTAAATGTAGCATTAACAGTGGAGAAGAGTACTCCAGGAAGTCATTTAAAGATTTGGAAACCTTTTACCATAGAAGTAATTAATATCTTAAATAAAAAGCAAGATTTAGTATGGGGATTGTTTGGAAAAGAGGCAAGATCATATAAAAAGTATATAGTTAATCCAACACACTCTATTTTTGAAGTACCTCATCCTGCAGCAGAAGTATATAATTCTGATGCTGGTTTTTATGGTTCAGGTATTTTTGGGAATATTAATCAAGAACTAGCAGCAAATAATAAAGAAGTAATTTATTGGTAAATATAATATTAATATTATGAAAGCATACACTGACTTTGATACATTCAAACAAGGTTTTAGGGATATAGGTATGTATAACCATTTTGGATATGATGGATTAAAAGCATTGTTCAATTACTTTGAGTCTTTGGAGGAAGAAACAGGTGAAACAATTGAGTTTGATCCAATCATAATTTGTTCAGAGTATACCCTTTATAATAACTTAGAAGAACTTAAAAATGATTACAAGTATCTAAAGGATGTAGAAAGTTTAAATGATATTGCAGAATATACAGTAGTTATACCTGTTAAAGATGATAGTTTTATTATTGGAGAACTCTAAACACTAAAGTTACAAAAATGAGAGCAGGAAGATTTAAAAAAAGACCTACTATGGTTGAAGCCATTCAATGGTTAGGAAATAATTTTGATGAAATTGTTGATTTTCTTACATTAACTGACCTTTTTAAATCACAATACTATGCCTATAATCCAAAATGGCAATTAAAAGTTGTAGAAGAAAACAAACTTGAAATTTTTATACATGATAGGTATTATATTGTAAAAATAGGTGATTGGATAGTAAAGGAAGAAGACAGTATTTTTCATCTTGAAGAACAAAATACTTTTAGTTGTATGTATGAATATATTTAAAACTTTTTAATTAATAAATAGTAAAACTTAAATATGGAAATAAAACTATTAAAAGAAGAAAAAGAGCATATATTTAGTAAGGTTAATGAAATGATAAGTAGCACATTACAAGATAAACCTTATCAGGATAAACCTTATAATGAAGAGATACTTACAGTAGATTTTACAGAAGTCTATATAGAAGTAAATGTAACTAAAAATATACCTATTGATAAAAATGAATATGCTGATGTAGAAGTTTCTGTAGTGTGTCATTTCAATCTTATAGGAGAAGAAGGGTATGATGTTTCAGAATGTGTAACTAAAGATTTTTGGGAAGGACTAAAAAAATCAGTATATAATTTTATGAAAACCCAAAAATTGTTAAAGAATGGTATAGATTACACTTACATGTATTCAATATCCATAGAATAAAAAAGAGGGGGAGGACTGTTAGAATTCCCCCCTTTCCTTTCTTATTTTTTTTTCTCCTGAAGTGCAGTTAGTATATTTTAGTTTTTAGGTTTTCAAATTTTACGTACTGGTTTATAAAGTAGAAATTACTTGCAATGTTCTTCCAATCCTGTTCAACCTCCCTATCAGTAAGTTCATCTTTCATAATTAAATCTACTGCAGAACTAAATCCCCTGGCTGCTCTCAAGTATAATCCTAGTAAAGGTAATGGATCTTTTATAATTTCTACAAAGGTTTTTGGGCTTAGATAGAAGGTAGTATCCTGCATTACACGATTTAAAATATTTAGTGTTACATTTATCTCTGGATCTTCATCATCATCATCTATTGATGCTTTTAGGAGTAAGTAGGTAGCAAGCATTAGTGCATATAGTTTAATTTCTGCAAAGTTTTTTCTCATATTTTCCAGTATGACATTTCTTTCCTTTGCTGGTAAGGTATTCCAATCCTGAGGTATACCTATATGCTCCAATGCTAACTTTCCTAGTACTTTTAATGACTTTAATATGCCTAGTTTACTTAGAGTAATATATCTACCTTCCACTTCTCTACCTAGAAATTCATCAAATCTTCTTTTTTCAAATCTTGACTTTACCCCTTCTATCATCCAACTTGCCCTAACCTGTCCTAACATCCTTAGTACTACATATTTCTTAAACATAGGCATGGTATTAGGATCATAGTTTCCATGAAGTTTTATAGCAAGACTTTGTACAAAAGTTTTAAACTTTATAAATTCTTGATTATCTTCTGCCTCTGAGAAATCTCCTGACCAATCCTTATTTTCCCCTAATTCCTGTGTTTTCCAGTTACCATGTTCATCAAACGCATCAAATAGAGATATTTCCTTTGTAGTATTATCTATGGTAACAGTGATTTTCTTATGAAGCATGGCTGATACTAATGTTACCCCCTTAATAAAGTAGTCCCCCTTTCTTAATAGTATGTAAGGAAAGTCTTTCATCTTTCTTAAAGTCTCACTTTGAGTTTGGGATTGGTATTCTAGTCTTTCCTTCATCATATCAAACTTATTCATCAGTTGAGCAATCTTATCCATTTTGCCATCCTTTAAATTAAAGATAGATTTCCACATTAATAGAACTGCCTTATATACATTTTTACGGGTAAAATCTACTCCACTTTCTGACCATATAAGGTTGGAAACTATTCCAAAAGCATAGTTATTAAAGGCAGTAAAAGGGTTAAACCAGAACATCATAGCCTGATTATGTGCCATTGCCTTATCAGCAACCTTTGACCAAACCAAATCTCTACCCAGTACTTTTGCCTTATCTTCAAGTATCTTTAGCAGTTCATCCCTTTTTTTATCATCTATCTCTCCTCTTTCAAATTTTTCCTCAACCTCAACCATGTTTAACCTTAACTTCTTATACTGTTCTTTAGCATCAGTTACTTGTATCTTGTTCCCATACCTTTCTTTAAGAATCCTGATAGCATCATCATTACTATACTTTTTCCTTAAATCACTATATGCTGCTGTTATATCCTCCTTATCCTGAATGGTAGAATTTACAATTTCAAAGGATAGTTTATTTGAACCTATGAAAGTTTTTATTTTTGATACTCCTTCATTTAATCTTCCTGTTTGGTATAGTTGAACATCCATAAACCATTCTAAGGAATTCCTTATATTCTTTAAATCATCAGAAGACATTTCCTTCCTTATGGAACTATCTGAAATATCATTTAAAAATTTATATGCTAACTCCACAGTATCCTGTATTCTAATTTTCCACTTGTAGTTTAAAGCCTCTTTAGCAAAAAGTGGTAATATCCTGCTAAAACTCCTTGACATTTCTGCTTCAGGTAATCCTAATGTATATTTAACAGGTATTTTCTTGGTCATCTTCTCATAGGCAGATTCTTCTCCTTCTATATTCAAGTCTTCCACCCTTTCAGTAATACCTCTTACAAAATCCTCTGGTGCCTTTATTAGGGCTGTCCATAATCCATTTACAGATAAGTCATGTACTAGTTGCTTATGAACTCTTGGTAAAAAGTTAGACTGTAGTCCTAAGTAGTTGGGTAAGTAAGACATTATCTCAGTCATAAAATCTTTTATTAGATCATATGCTTCTGCTATCTGAGAATCTTTCATTACTTCTTCATAGGCAGTATCATAGTATCCAGTAGACTTTCCATCCTTATACTTATATAAAGGAACATAGTAAACATACTTATTTGATGTTTCCTGTGATATGGTAATACTGCTAGAATCTGAAAAATCTTGATTTATCTGTCTTATCCAAACTAAAGGACTATTTGTTCTTATCCACCTATTTCTGGCTTCTGTTAAAAACTTTTGTCTTTCTTTTTCTTCCACTATACTTTCTGGAATTTGACTCTCCATGTAAGCCATATAGTTATCCAAGTCTATCTTATATGCTGCAAAGGATTCTTTTGCTCTTTCTAACAGTTCTTCTGCTTCTTTCCTACCAATTTTAGATACTACCTCATTGTAATGCTGCTTAAAGTTTTGTCCTTTTTCATTCCTGAAGTTATCCTTTTCAAGAAACCTCATATCTATGTAAACAGTTTCCTTGTTTATCCAGTCAGATAATTTACGAAGAGTACTAATCTTACCTGCTGAAGATATTTTAGGGGAAAGTATTATGGCATGGAACTTTCCAAACTGAGTTTTTAAAGCATTATACCAGGATTGAGCATACTTATTTATTAGTCCCCCTGTTAACCTTCCATTAGAATCTCTCTGCCATAGTATATCTAACTTTCCCTCTTTTTCTAAATTTTCTATTTTCTTCAACCTATCCATCCATGAAGATAGTTCTCCTTGAACTCTTACAGTTGCTTCCCTATTTAATCTATCCAGTTTAGCAAGAAGTTTAACTCCCATATCTCCCATAAAATTGGAGTAAGCATTAACTGTAGATATATCCTTTAGATTATACATCTCCTTCAAAAAGTCAGATATACTATTGTACTCTGAGATTTTTGATAGAAAGGTAGCATTAATATCAAATAGTTTACGATTTAAGTCCTTACTATTTATTCTAGATTTAATGGCATTTATCTTATTTCGTACTGTAGGGGATATCTCCATATCAGGTTTATGTAATTCTTCCCCAAATATAATATCCTCTATACCCTCCCAGGTTTCAATAATACGAAAAGCCTCAATTATTTCTGAAGGTAGTATATTCTCTTTATCTACCAAGGATTCTACCCAGATTAGCTGATTAGAAGCCAACTCCATTAGTTTATCTATGTTAATATCAGACTTAAAAGTATTGATATACTTTTTCAGATTACTAATTTCAAGGTAAACTTTTTGTATTCTACCCTTAATATCTGTAGCTTTTTCTTCATTACCCTTTTTTACCTCTTCTCTAGCCTGAATGATAAGATTATTTACTGTTTTATATTTTAGTTCTATTTGTGATTTTAGGTTACTTAACAATGTGTTAGAGGCTGGTATGGTTGTTAGGTTAATAAACTCTTCAGGAGTTTGTCCAAAACTCTCCTCATAAGGTTCTTCTACTGCTATATCTTCATATGCAGTCATATCTTCAGAAGTTGTTCCTTTTGTAGTTTCTTCTATTCTAGATTCTTCTTTAATATCTTGGATTGATTTTTCTGTAATACTTCTCTTATTATGTCTCTCATTTAACAATTCAGCTAATGCTCTTGCTTGTGATACATCAGTTGATGCAAACTTATCAGTTAAGACTCTTCCCTTTGCTTTTTGTAACAAATCTTGTTCTAATTCAGGATTCTCATTAAGGTACTGTTCCCATAATTTTTTATACTCATTCCAAAGTTGCTCTCTTGATATATTTACTAGTGGGGGTCTACCTTTACCTAACCGCCAATCATTACCTTTATTTCTATATCCTTTAATATCTAACTGATATGCTTCTTCAATAGTTCTTCCATCCTTCAACTTAGCAAATAATGCACTAAATCTTTTATCACCTGCTGAAGACACTTCATAAGAATTTTTAGAAGTTTTTGCCCATTTAAAATTATACGTTTCTATTAATATTGATGTAGCAGTTTCTTCAATAGTTTCTTCAATGTTATGTACTAAATCTAATGTTTCTACTAGAGTTGCCTCTAAAGCACTTCCTGTTTTAACATCTATACCTATTACCTTTGCTATTTCCTTGAATAGTTCTATAATTTCTTTTATAAATCTTTCTAAAACAGTCCCATCATCTAACCTTATACTATTTAGTTTCTCTTGAAAATTCCTGTTTGTAAGTGCTTCAGCAATAAATTCATTACCATTTATAAACCCATACAGTTTGCTTAATTCAGCAGGGGATATTCCTTCTGTTTTTCCCTGTGCTATCTGCTTTATCTTTCCTATCTCTTCCTTAGATAGTTTCTTTAAACTTTCCCTTCGTATCTTATCAATACTGCTAAGGTTATTTCTTACCTTCTCAGATAGTAAAGGGGACTGTGGGTTATTCTTATATATCTCATAGTGTTTTGTTACCACAGCATGTACCATCTCATGTGCTAAAACTTTTTCAGTAACCTGTTTTGGTGATACTTTTACCCTATTTGATCTTTCAATAATAGTATCTTTTGCTAAGGAAATAGTATTTTCTGAGTACAATCCAAGAGGCGTTCTGTTCCTATAAGAAATTTTGGGTACTATCTTTACGGTTAAATTCTTTAGAATACTTGAATTTGCTGAAACTATCCTCATAATAGCCTTAAACCTTGGGACTTCTACTAGGTCCTCAAGATGTTGTAGTATCTCCTTAGAGGGTAATTTAGATATATCTTCCAGTTTCTTAAAGAATTCTTCTATATCAACAGAATTTGTATTTTTCAGTTCTCCAATCATTCTATTCATGGAAGATTGTAGTATGGTTTTTGTTGTGTTAATAGAAGGGCTGTTGGTAATATCATCTGGTGAAGTTGTCTTTTCAAAGGAAGGGTTATTATATGGAAATAGGGACCTTCTATTAAAAGTTCCATATCTATACTCATTTATGGTATTATAGTCTTTTCCTGTACCTCCTAGTAAGGGTATTTCTTTATATATTGCTGTATCTGCTTCTATCTTTAACAGTTTAAGTAACTTTCTACTTCTTGACCTTCTATCATAAAAGGTTACATAGGGAGCAGATTCCTGTTCTCCAATTTCAGTACTTGAAGTATCAACTCTTAGTATTCCAGTTTTTCCATTATATATCAGGTTAGGATTTTTATCACTAAGTCTGAATGCCCTTGCAGGGTTATGCTGTAGATATTGTTCAAGAATAGTCTCAGAGAAAAGGGAGAAAGTATTTTCATCCATCTGTTTACTGAATATGTCAATCACCTTATCTCCAAATCCTATTGTTCTTAGATATTCAACAGGTATAAACTTTACAAACTGCAAAGCTTCCTGATTACCCCCAGTGATGTAAGCATAAATCACCAAATCCCTGGCTATTCCTACAGCAGTAGGATTGTCACTAATTAACATGTCAATAAAGTACTTTACCTTCTCATACTCATCAACCCTTTCTGATGAGGATGCTCTATAAAGTACTAAATCTGGTAATGACCTATCGGCAGATCTCTTAAATTCTAATACTTTAAGTAATGTAAATTTTTTACTTTCCTCTGTTTCCATGAACCTTCTAACCCTATTAACTAAACTATTATCTCCTATAAGAAGATCTCTTTTAAAATCTTCAGTTATCCCGAATAGTTCTAGATTGGAGTATATATAGGATCTTATAGACAGCCATATCTCTCTTTTAACTTCTGAGGTTAGTGGAGTTCTGGATAGTTTTTCTACATTACTTATAGTTTCTCTTACAATAGTAGTATTTACAGGAAATAGACTTTCAAGCAATGCTTTATTCTCATAGAGAGTATCTATGGTATGTTTAGTCTGAGGAGTATTTAGTACCTCAATTGCTCCTGTAAAAGAAGAAAAGCCTTTTAAGAATCTCTCATGGGAATTAATCATATCCTGTAATTTCCAGTAGTTCATTGGTATTCCTTTACTACTAATTCCCAGTAGTTTATACAAGTCCATTAATTCTTGTCCTATAGAATCTAATGTCCTAAATATACTTAGTATTTTAATTTGAGATTCCAGATATTCTAATGAATTTTCATTAGGATTTTCCATAAAAGATAGTAGTTGTTTAGGAGTAAATCCACTGCTATAAACATCTAGTTTAGTTATATCCCAATCTGGATATGTATCTCTTATCTTACTGGAATACCTATCTACCAAGTACTCATAGGTTATATTTCTACCAGTAGCACTACTAATAAAACTTTCTCCTATACTATTGGTATTCTTCTCATACTCTCTTAAAAATTCAAGTATAATAGGCTGATTCAGAAAGTAGGAAGTATACCTTAAATCCAGTCCTTTTCCATCATCAGTGGTTAGTACAGTAAGAGCTAAGGAAGCACTAAAGGTATTATAGTTTAAGTTATTTTTAGAAAGAACAGGATTCTTAGCATTATCTACTGCTCCACTCTGTAAGGTAATTATATTTTTAAGCCCTGTTCTTCTTTCTCCTTTAAAGAAGGATTCCCCCCTTCCTGACAGTTTACCTAGCCTTAGAATATTACCATCATCATCTGCAAAAAATCCAAAGGTTACAGGATCCCCTTCTGCATTTATCAGATGTAAATTTTGATGGCTTGCTACAGAGGTTCCTGTTCCTGCTCTAGCATAGAAAGCTATTCCTGCTTTACCATCCCTTTGCTTTATGTAATCATTAAACTGTCTGTTTCTTGATAGATATGATTCTCCCCAAATATCTATACCTGTAGTAGGTTTATGCTTTATTATATCCTCTGCAGTTTGCTGTAAATCTTTTGTTTCAAGAGGAATAACCATCTGTTCTACTATTCTTGGATCACTTAAAATGGTCTCATGAATTGCAATGTAAAGATTTTGGAGAGACATTTTCTTTATTTTTCCTCTACTGGGAAGTTTAATATCTTCCAGAGTAAATCCTAACTGATCTAATACCTTCCTATCCTGAGGGGTTATCCTTTCATAGTCTGCTTCTACATTTTCATCAAACAGTTCTAGTAACCTAGCACTTACACCAGATGCCTCCTGAAGTTTACTGGCTAATTTTCTAGCCCTTTCTAGATTCTCAAATTTAGTAGGAAAATTCTCTCTTAACCATACGGTAGCCTTTCTCTCAGAGTAACTACCATCCTGCTCTATAAATTCTGGTATTTTAACTAACTTTCCATTTTCATTTACCAGATGATTGTATATATAGGAATACAGTTTATCCACATCAAAATCTGAACCCATCTGTTCAGTTATTTCCCCAGGTACAATGGCTAAATCCCCTACCTGCTTTGGTAAAAATCCTACTATTTCCATTACTAGCTGTGAACTATAACCCTGATTAGGTAAGCGGAAACTTACTATCCTTAGTAGTTCAGGATCTATTTTTCCATTTGAAAGATCAATAGTATTTGTTGGGGGATCTATAAAATCTTTTAGTGAAGCCTTAAATCTCCAGGGAAGTAGTATTTGAGCATAGGTAATATTACCATTTTCATTGATAATAAACTTTAATTCTTTTGATGGATCAAATTCATTTCTACTATTCTTAACCCATACTATTCCATCCCTACCATCACTGCTTAACTCATCTATACTCTTTACATTAGGATTTCTAAATCCTGAAGAAGATCCCTGTACAGAGGATGTTCCATGAATATGTATTCTTACAGTTTTAGTCATAAGAGAATTTATCAGAGACTCTATCTTCTCATAGGCATTTCCTAATCCTGGGGATAGTATGAATTTACCATCCTTTACTTTAAGAGCAGCCAAATCATTTGCATCCCACCCCCTTTCTTCCTTAGCAAATTCTATTAATTTTTCCGATAATTTATTTAAGTCTTTATACTCTACCCTATAAGTACCTAACTCATCATCATAGGTAATTTTAATACCCAGTTCTGAGTATAAATTTTCCTTTTCAAGTTTTTCCAGTTGAATCTTAGCAGATTCTTTTAGTTTTAATAGTTCATCTCCAGACATGGTATTACCCATGGTGGATATCCCTTTTAGTTTAAAGTTTATCATTCCTTCCAGGGCATCCACTATTAGTCTATCCATCTGACTTGAAACAGTGATTTCATCCTTATCTTCCCTATATGGAATATCCTGTTGAATGTAAAAATTTTCTCTATTTAAAGTGTGGATTTCTTTATCCTTAAAATCTATATCATCCTTAATGGTTCCATCTGAATTAAATATCTCTACTACATTATTAGCACCCAGTTTAACTCCAGTAATAAAAACTGCCCTATCTACCCCCTTTTTTTCCATGGCAATACGAAGTTTATCTATGTCCTTGTTAGCAGTTAATTCAGGTATTAAGGGGAAAGAGGATGTCTTAATATAGTATATCCTTTCAAATGCTCCTTCCTGTATATAGTCAATCTGAACGGGTTTTTGGGGTTGTAGTATTACAGGTTCCTCTAAAGCAGATAGTTCTTCCTCTGTGAGTTTATAGTATCCACCAGGTCCAGCCTTTTCTATCTTTTCCCTAATACTGGTATATACCTTTTCAGAAATCTTCCCATAGTTCATCAAAACATTGATATGCTCCAGAACAGTGGTTAACTCCTGGGAATCTGTTCTATTCAACTTCTTACTGTAAGCCTCAATTTCTGAAATAAGTCCTGGAGTTAGAGTACCATGGTTATCATCCTTTATGAATGCTACCTTGTAATAATTAGACCCTTTATATATTTTATCCCCTTTTTGTATTGTCCAGTTAGTATTACCTAACTCTCCTGGTGCACCATCTTTAGCCCCTCTTTTCTGATATTCATCCATTGTAGATTTAACCTTTTCAGGAATTGGTAAGGAGTTAAATTTATGTGGATTATAGGCTAACGCAGGATCACCATATAATAGTTGGATGGTACTTGCATTTGTTAGGTGGTAGTTTATTACCATATTGGTAATTGCTCCTACTGTCTTCTGTAGATCATCTCCCTCCATGATGTTGAGGTAGTTACTACTTACTATTGATGAGCAGGATATTTTTCCTGTCTTTACATTACTAGTTATTTTAAGCAACCCCTCATCAATCCAATTTTTAATAGTATTATTTATTTCATCCACAATATACTCAAATGCTGCTCCTTTCATTTTGGTAATAGCATCTGGATCATTTATTTTATCCACCAAAAAGTTGCCTTCTGAATCATATATGAATTTATTTAGCCTTGGGTAAAGGTAAAAGTAATTAGCCCCTTCATAGAATTGTTCTCCTAAGTCATCCTTTAGTTCCTGTAATGCCTTCTTTCTTTCCTGTTCATTTGTAGCACCTTGAATTGCTTTTTCTTTAAGTTCAACCAAGGTTCTCATTCTGGAAAGTTCAGATTCCACTATATCATATATATACTCCTTTGTATTCTCTGTTACTATATCATTGGTTATGGTGATTTGATTTTTTTCATCAAGTATGATTCCATTAGGATTAATCCTTATGGTTAATTTTGGAGCAACGAATATATAACTTCTCTTTCTATCAGACAGAGTTGTTGATATGTAAAAACTTCTATCTTTTTCCATTGAACCAAAGAATAGATTAGCAGTAAAGAAATCATGCTCTATTCTTTCCATGTTGGTTCTTTCCTTAGGGAAAGCATTTCTATTATGCTCTTCCTTCATAGCATCAAATTCAGTTACCTCAATGGGAAGATGTTTATACTCATTCCTTAACCAGAATGCCTTTTTAGAAAAAGGTATACTACCTAATACATCTTTAAGGTTACTGTTAGGATCATTAAGTTTTCTTATTCTATTGGTTACAGGAGTATGGAATGAGTAAACATACCTTATCTTACCATCAGATCCCCTGTATGAGGATGAGGATAATACCTCAGAGTACTGGGCAAACAGTCTTGCCAAAGAAATGATATATCCATGAGTTAGCCCCCCTTTTATGTAAGGGTTAATATCATCCAAAGTTAACTTTTCATTTTCAGGTTTTTCCAGTTCTCTACTAACCTTGATTAGTGAATCAGCCAATGCTGAATATGCTCCTAGCGGATACCCCTGCTTGGTAAAGTGGAATTGGCTTTTAAAGTTACCTGATAGTCTTACCTTATTTCCAAAAGTACTGTAATCATCCTGTAGTAGTATTTTATTTAGGGTCTTATTGGTAGAAATACCTATTGCCTCAAGCAACTCATACATAAGACTACTATACTCCTCCTTGGAAGTCTTTTCTTTTCCCTGAAGATTGATCATCCTATTTTTTAGTTCTATCAATCTTCCTGTATCCAGTATTATCCTTCCTTCCCTATTAATGGCAATACTACTATCCTTGAGTTGCTCATTCCATTCCTCTAAAACCCTTATATAGGCACTATTTCTATTAGCATTTATTATTTTTGCAGTATACTGTCCACTACTACTAACGCTCCATAGTAGTAAGGTATAATCATTCTCCTGAACATTCATTGCAGTTACAAACTGATTTTTAAATTGTACTGAAACTTTAGGATCTTTCAGCTTATCTGCAATAAATTTAAGATATGGTTTTCCACTATCCCCTAATTCTTCTAGAGTACTTATATAGGAATCAATATCTGGGGTTACCTTATTTAAAAGTCTTTTTAGCTCATCAAATACTGTATCAAAAGGTAGGTATAGGGAAATACCCAAGTAGGAAGTTTTTCCAGCAGGTATTTGGGATAGAAATAGTTTTACATTAATGGTGGTAGTATTCCTAGGATCCAGATGAAAAGATTCAAGATTATAGTTCTTCTCATTACTAAAATCACCTTCCAGTACTGATTCTACAGAATCTAAATCTTCTGTATCATCCATATCAACAGTTTGTTCACTATTCTCTACTGTATCTTTCTTTATAATAATACCTAGTTTCTGTAAACTTCTCTTTACATGTTTTTCTACCTGTACCCAAACATTTTCCTTTAGTAAGGTATTTATATCAAATAGTACTTCTTCCAGCTGTTTGATATTCTCAAAACTGCTAAGAGCATTATACTCAGATATCCTATTCCTTTCTAACAGTTTATTTTTTAATTCCTGAAATATACTATCTGAACTCTGTGTTGCCTCCAGTATCTTTTCATAGTACTCTTTAACTTCTTCTATTTTATTTCTAGCTTGTTTAAATGCAGTACTTACAGGAATTCTTCTCTCTGAGGAAAAACTTAGTAAGGATGAGTATACTATTGCCCCTATACTATTAACAATTTCTTTTTGCTTATAGGCAGGAATAACATAGTCACCATCCTTAATTAAAAAATCTTCTATGGAACTTTTTAAATCCTCCTTTTGCCTATCATCCAAAAATTGGGGTTCCTCTAAGGCAATATCATAGTAATCTTGTCTTTCTAAGTTCTCCCTAGTTCCAATTACTACTACTGTGTAATCTTCCTGTGTTAATCCTTTTACTCCCCACCTGTAATTAGTACTACTATTTAACTTTTCCACCATTCTTAAAGCAACAGGGTAGGAGTACTTCTTTAGTTTTCCATTACTATCTATAATACCATAGCGTGTATATAGCCACTCATTACCTTTTACTGGATAGTAAGTTTTCCCTGAAGAATCTTTTAATCCTAAAGGGGTGGGTCTTTCTAGTAGGTTTTTAAGTACTATACTTGAGTAAGTTCTATACTTGTTAAGATCTATCTGTTTTTCAAGATCTATAGATTCTATAAATTCCCTGTCTATTTTCTTATCTACAGTAATACTGCTGTTACTGTTCTTATTCTCATAGTATCCTACTGCTACTGCTGCAGCATACTCCTGGAACATCTCTAGATCTCCAAGATATTTTACTGTAGGATGATTATCATAAAACGTCTTTACCTTTAAGGTAAAATTGGGGCTTTTAAGTAAAATTGCTCCTGCCTTTCTAACTCTTTCTCTTACTGGTAAACACTCCATGGTGGTTTATTATTATACATATTTGCAATGCAAAGATAAAAAAACATAGTTGAAAATACAAATTATAGTCTTACTTTTATTAGTTGCTACTCAAATAGTTCAGGATTAATTTCTTTTATCTTACTTATAGGAAGATACTTATGGGGTTCTTTACTAATATTCTCCTCATACTTACTTCTAGCATTTTTAAGTATTTCCTCAGTACTATTTACAATCTGCTTTCTGTAATCTTTATCATCAATCCAGAAAAAACCAGGTTTTTCACTATTGATAACATCTTTTTTTGCAGTAGCATAAGTATCATTCAAGTCAAATCCAGTGATTTTATAGTAAATATCATCTTTACTAGGATCATACTGTAATTTATATATGTTCCTTATAATATCTGTATTAACCAGTGGAGTACCTATATATCTACTGTCCTTATAGATCACATTAATATTAGCTTCTTTCTCTGGATTATCAACAAATGACATACTTCTTATTCCAAAAGCATCTGATTCTGTACCCCTTCCTTCAGTACTATAGTATATCTTTTCAAGTTTATCTCTGGAACCAAAAAGTAAATCTGCTGCTTCTGGATTATTTGTAAATATTGGATGTTCTTTTTCCAGAAAGAGTTCCTGGTATTTAGCCATATTAGCCTCAATATTTTTTTTCTTATCTTCCATTGTTTGAGCATTATACTGCTGTTCAATATATGGATCATACTTATATAGCATTTCATCTGTACTGGTAATACTACCTCTTGAAAGATCAATATTACTATACTTTTCTTTGGCTGCTTTAATGGCTGGTCTTAAGGTTTTATCAAAGGCATAGTTAAATCTTGACTGGTAGTAATCCTTATATACATCCCTATCAGCCATTACAGCACTAAATATGTCCTCATAACTATATCCTAAGTCAATGAACTTTTTTGTGGCATGATAGGGAATATAAAAATTACCCCCTTCAAACTTCATATCTTTTGCTTTCTTCTCATCATAAACAATAATAGGCATTCTATTATCCTTGGACAAAGTTTTTATAATGGGAGTATCAGGAGGAGTAGTTGTTTTACTTTTCTCTCCAACTATTACTGTACCATCCTCAGCATAGTCAGTATATCTGGGTAATGTTTGTATGTAATTATTAATACAATCATCACATCTTCCCTTAACCATATTCCTTACTTTCTGTCTATCTTTAGATGGAACTATGGCATAAAAGCCTTCTTTAGATTTTATGAGGAGTTCTCCTCCCTCCACTTCTATGTTAACTTTTTTCATAGTTATTTTAGTATTAATAGTCCATGCGCAACCTTAATATCCTTACCTCCCCTTCTCATACTAACACCTCTATCTGATATTGTAATATCAACTCCTCCCTGACTATGCTTAAGTTGTCCTTCAAAGTCCTTAACTATCTTCCAGTTTGTACCTTTAACAGTAGTAGTTATTCCTCTTTCAGCACATATAACCCCTTCATCATTTAGTTTATTATCCTTCTTGTTCTTAAAATCTTTACTTATTACTCCTTTCTCCATAAGAACATTTTCTATGGTTTCCTGGATAGATTCATCTATTTCAATGGTTATATCTGGACTACCTTCTGTCTCCCCTTCAAATTTATTATCACTAAAAGCATCGGGAGGAGTATTACTATCAAGAAAACTATCTATATCTGTCTTTTCAGTTTTTGCAGGTTTAACCTCTGTATCCTTTTCAACTATTGTTTCTACTACTTTACTTTCTGCTGATTGTTTAATATTTTCTCCAGTAGTAATATTACTGAATATTATGGTAGGTTGTACAGTATATACAGGAAAACCTTTTGAATTCTTTATTTCATTAGCAACAGTTTGCAAATGGTCAAACATAAACTGCATGTAGTTGTATGATTGGAATTTTACTTTTCCATCTTCTAAAGATTCAGGTATAGTAATATCTTTCAGTTCAATTTTATGTACTCTTACTCCAACCAGAACTTTCTGCAATGCTTCTCTTATTTTTAATAAATTTTTATCTATCTCATTATAATTATTTAAACTAAACTTACTAACAGTTCCTCCAGAATATATTTCCATATTACTACTGGAAGGATCAAATGCTATTATAGTACTGGATGTTCTTATGCTAGTACCTGTATCAGCCACATATATAAATTCCTGTAAATACCTTTTTAATCCTGCCCGCTTAGTTATATCATAGCCTTCCTTACGTAAAGCATCTATCAGTTCTTTATGTTCTTGGGTTAGTTTTTCTGGATGGGAATTTGCCAATATTCCTGCTCTTACTGCTTCAGTTAATCCTCCAGCAAGTTTTTTTTCCATATGCTTTGAGTAACTTGTTGTGAGTACAAATTTACCAGGAACAGCAGATGGGAGCATTAGAACAACCATTCCATTCTTTAAATTCCTTATATCATCAAGATTTTCTCCAGATATTTTTTCTTTAGGAAAACTTCTATTACCCTGACCATTAGCCATTATAAATGCACCATTCCTATAGATAGTAACTGGATATAAGTCTGTACCATAGTAAGTTTTTAGAACATCCTCACCTATTAAACCTGGTAGTAACTCTGATATGGTACCTGTTACTGTTCTCATATTACCACTACTATCCTTCTCATGGTAAACCAGGATATGACCAGGTGTTTTATCTATAGTGGCAACTACTGGTTTTTTGGAATTAATTACATTATACCTTAAATCTTCTAACCTGTTTATTTCTTTTTGTATATCTCTTTCACTTCTATTTACAGTTAAAAGATTTTTATAGTTATTATAGTTATCTAATTCTGTAATAAAATTCATAGTAGGTAGATACCCTATTGTAACCTCTATTCCATCAGGATATTTTGCCATTACCTTTATAGGAATATTTCTATGATCTACAGTTCCCTCTTTTATAAAACTATTAAAGTTTTCCTCTTTTTCTATGTATTTCCCATTACTATCCTTTAATCTTTTTCCATTCTCATATACATACCCTTTTCCTTGATACTCAGTATCTGGTCTAAATTCTACCTGAGTACCTATAGGAAAGGAAGTCCAATCTGCCAAGTCTATATACTGTTGAGGGATATTCTCCTGTCCCTTTACAGTGTAAGGTTTACCTTCTACAAATATAAAGTTAGTTGCACGGTAAGCTAATCTTATAGAATAAGGACTTTTAGCAGATTCCCAGAGAGATTTACCTATAGAAGAACTTATAGTACTCTGTGATTCTGAAGGATTATTTCCACTAAGTTCACTGTCTGATTGCTCCTTTTCAGTATACTCATTCTTTAAATTCTCTGATTCTTTCTTTATTTTAGAATTAGCAACATACCTATCCTTAGCATCAGATATTCCTTTTTCAGATAGTCTTAAATAATCCTCTAAGGGTATTTTTTTATCTAAGTAATCTTTAATAAGATCATCTAAAACAATCTCAGAAGTAGTAAATAGTTTATTAGGATTTTCTACTTTCTTTCCATTCTTAAAGACTCTATTACCTATAATCTCATAGGGGGACTTTTCAATTACTCCATCAGGTAAATCCTTTACAATTTCTTTTACCTCTTCTTCACCTACTTCTGAAGTAGTCTCTTCTGTTTCTTCTACTCTTTCTGTTCCTTCTTTCTTTGCTTTTTCTTTAGGTATTTCTTCTGTAGGAACCTCTTTCTGAGAAAGTTCTTCTTCTGAAACTTCTTTAGGAGTTCCTTCTGTAACACCTTCTGTTTTACTAGCCTCTTCAGTCTCTTCAACTGTTGCAATTTTTGCACCAGTTGCAGTACTTTTTACCTTTTCCTTATTTTTATTATACTTATGTTGTTTTACTGCTTCTGCCTGTTGTTCTTTTTGCTCCTTTACTTTCTTTTCAAAGTCTTCTGCATACTTCTTTTGATTTTCCTCTTTGAGTAGTTCTGCCAATTTATTCCTATATACCTGTTCATTGGCAGCCAGTAAGTAGTATACAGAGGTATATTCTGCCAATCCTTTTTTAAGGACATTATTAAAAGATTCTCTTACCTGTTCTATTCCTTCCTTAGTTTTCTTACTTCCTAAATCTTCACTAAGTTTTACTTCAAAAGTTCTTATCTGTTCTGCTACATTGAAAAGTTCATCCTTCAGGTATTTCTCCATCTCAGAGTGTAAAGTGTGAACATCTTCACTTACAGTTATATCTTTACCATGTTCTTGTACTTCTTTTAAGGCTATATTTATGGATAACTCTTTTACCATTAGTTTTTCTAATGGGGACATTTCTCCAAATATATCCTTATTCTCATTCTCAAATTCATTTATCTTACCAATTATACTATTTCTTTCCTTGCCCATCCTAATAACATGGTCATGTAAACTTGCTAGATCTGTAGCCAAGGATATCTTACCAGAATCACTAAGCCTTCTCTCCCTTACTATGGAAAAATATCTGCTGAAATTTGTCTCTGCTGCTTTGGCTCCTTCCCATATAGTACTAACAATGGATGAAACAGTTTCCTCATCTCCCATCTTTAAACTTACCAAATCCTTAATTAAGCCTTGAGATTTTAGATGCTTCTCTACCCTGTCCATATTATTATTCAGGGAAGCATTAATACCCATTTCAAATCCAGTTCTATAGGCTAAATTCTGTATCTTACTTTTCTTTGCTTCTTCACTTAGTTTAGAATCAGTTACTACTTCTGATATATCTGCTGCTACCTTCTTTAAACTCTTATCTCTACTAATTGTCTCTGCTATCTTTCTATTTACTATATCCTTATCCCCTCCAAATCCCACCATGTGTCCTATGGACTGAAAGGCTACTCCTCCTAAAGTTCCAAATATAAAAGCATCCATAGTTTCTGGACGACCTAAATAGTCAAATACTCTTTCCCCAAAGGTACTCCCATCATCTACTGCTATTCCTGATACTAAATCTGTAGTTCTTTCACCCTCAGCAGATGCTATCTCATTTATAACTTCCTCTAAACCTTCAGAAACCTGGGGAAAAATATCTTCTCCTACCCTATAGGCTGTACTAAAGGTTTTTCCCCACCAGTTTTTAGGAATAGATCTTTCAGCAATTTCCTTCATTCCTATAACACCCTTTTCAGTCTCTAAAAGTTTAGTAGGAATACTCTTACTAATAGGTCTAGTGAGTTTTTGGGATATCTTTACCAGAGCACCCATTTGAATAACATCAAATATCAGGTTGGTGTAATCCATTAAATAGGTAGTTCTAGCACCTATATTTGAATATATATTAATTAAAGACTGTGCTTTATCATCTATTGCTTTTATCTCATTTGTATTAACATTAGGTACAGGTTCTTGTACTGGTAATCCCTGTTCATCATATTTCACCTCAAGTTCTTGTAGTAATCTTTGCTTTTCAGTATATAGTCTATATAGTTCTGGATTTTTACTTTTAGCATCCTCAGGAAATGCTCCAGTACGCCATATGTAATTTAGTTTTTCTACATTTCTATCATATAAATCATTACTTTCTCTAAGTCCTTCCACATGTCTGGACATTAATGATGATGCTCCTACTCCTAACATCTCTGAAGTTGTTCTGGATAGTCCAGCAAGTTTACCTAATCCTTTAATTCCCTTGTATGCTACTCCTCCAGGAATTAAAAAAGAGGCAGTACTAGCTGCACTTACCATTCCTTGAAACCAGTATCCAGGATCAGCAAACCTTTTTCCTGTTTGATATATAGGGGTTGCCTCTCTTGACCATTCTACCAAAGATTTTCCTATCTTATATACTGGATTATCTATATCAAAATCTCCTTGTAATACTTCTGGTAAAGCCAGTACAGAACCAACTGCCTGTATTGTTCCTCCTACTGCTTCTCCAATAACAGCCTGATTTAAAAATGATCCAAACTGCTCAAGTGCAGTTTGTTGGTATGCTCTATACTTATTTATATCGTAGTACCCATACAAATCCATTGGGGGTGCCCCCTTATCATACCTGGATACCTTAGATAAATCTACCTTTCCTTCTTCATCTAGATATGGGTAGTAGTTAGGGCGAAATGCTGGAAAAGAGGAAGCATACTGTTTCTCCAGTTGAATGGCTTTAGCAAGCCTAATATTTTTTATATCCTGTTTGGATAGTTTTCTTCCAGAGTAAGTTATTGGAATCTCTTCTCCAGGGTAATTTTCATATTCTTCGTATTCCTGCATATATTTTAATTATTACATTCCTCTGCTAAGAGGGTTAAGAAGGATTGCTAAGTTTTGTAAATAAGAATCTAAAGCTTCATCCATGGTATTATAGTATCTAGGAGGTATAGGCACTGCTTCAAAATTATTAGGATCTACATATACCTTTACTATTCTATCCATCCTTGGATCCTTATAGTCAGATTCAAGAATATAAACTGGCTTTACCTCTATTGGACCACTTTCTGTTTCTATTACCTCATTAACCCTTGCATAAAACATACTGCTGTTTTCCTTTGTAACACCATTTACAAATAAGGAAGACATATCAAACATATCAAGATTAATTGCTTGTACAGATTCGTGCATATTAATTCCTTTAGCAGTAGGAGATTGAACTGCATAAGGATCATCTTCCTCATATAAACTAAGCCTATATGCACCATCTTCAGTATTAAATATAAATCCTGCTCCTAAAGGATCTACACCTACACTAATTATTTTTTTCTTATCAGGTAAACTTACATTTCTATTCTTTACACTACCATCCCCTTTTAGTTCATCAAATATATTTTTACCTTTCCTATCAGAACTTCTATATAAAGTACTAAGTATTCCATCTACTATATATTCATTTACAACAGGATCCATTATATTAAAGATATGACGAGTTCCTGTTGACTTTGCATCTAGGTATGATGATAAATCTTTTGCTGCTTCTATCTTTTGTTCTGGGATTGCTTTTTCTATATCTCCATATCCTTTCTTCTTTAGTAATATATTCATAGCATCTCTATAGCGTGTTGTATAAAAATCTATAGTTTCAGATTTCTTTTTTTCTTCTGTATCACTAAACATCCAGCCTGTTGGAGTACCACCTGGACCAAGAGGTTCTCCACTTGCTGATTTATCAGTACCTAAAGCCTTTTCCAAAAATTTCCCCACAAAAGTTTTTTCTTTAGATACTCTTGGTCTTTCACTTGGTTTTATTGTCCCAAAAGGTATGCGTGCAATAGTATTTGACAGTAAACCTAAATTTGAAGATCCATTAGAAGGTTTAGTATAGGTAGAGTAGTTATCTATTACACTTTGATATACCTGTGAACTTATTACATCTACCAAATATTTTCCTAATGCTTTATCATCATGGTAGTATTTTCCAAATTCTACTTCTGCCTGTGGGGAATTCCTAAAAGTTTCTACCATCTGTTTTCCTTTAACAGTTAAATTTCCTTCATCATCAAATATTCTCTTTTTTATTTCTTTTTCACTTAATCCTTTTACACTTCCACTTTTTAGAAAATCAATACCTTCTCTAGTTGTTAACTTAGGAGTTATACTTTTAACTATATTAGAAATTTCATTTGAGAAATTAGTTTTTATAAATTGTTCATGTTCTCCTGCTCCTCTTAGTGGATTATATACTCCTGGTACAAATTTACCTTTTTCATCAAAGGTAGGTAAGTAATGGTATTCCTCAAAGGAAATAGTTCTAGGAGTAAAACTCTTAGTATCTTCATCATACTCTATTACTCTGGGTGCTTTACCCTGAGCACTTAAAGACTGATACTCTGCTAAAGCCTGAGCATACCTCTTATTCTCCTGTTCTCCTTCATACAGTAATTTTCTATCTTTTGCTAGAGCATTATTTATTTCAGGTAGTGCTCTTCCAAAATCTGAATCATAATTAGTTACCACATTCTCATATACATTGGCAATGTTCTTATCCAGTTCATACTCCAACTGCTGTCTAACATCTAAGGGAAGAGCAGAAAAATCAGCAGCACTCATTCTTTCAAGATGCTTAGCCAATTCTCCTTGGGCAACATCATATCTTTGCTGTCTATTAGCACTTATCTGTGCTAGAAATTCTGTGTCTTTAGGATTATAGAAATTAAGTTGACCAAAATCTACAATTCCAGGATTATAATTTCCTGAATAGTATTCATAATTTTGGTCATAAGAGGAATTATTTCTAGGTCTTGCCATGGTTGATTCAAATTGTATTTTTATTACCAATAAAAATCTTTATAGAGCATAGCATCTGAATAACGGTAAGGATCTAAAGTAGATATATCTGGTTTTTCATTTATTGGTTTTGTACTTGTTATTCCTAATGCTTTTTCTTTCATTGCTAGTTCTCTTAGTATTCTTTTTTTTACTTCTGGTCTTAGATTTATATCTATTTCCCTTCTACCAAAATTTCTCTTTAACCAATTTCCTTCTGGAATGGTTTGGGTAATCTCATAGTCTGGATTCATCATTCCTAGCATCATGGTGTCTTTTCTTGACTGTTGCTGTTGACCAATAGCACCTGTAATACCTTGTCCTATCTGGCTTAATCCAGCATTAACCAATTGATCATTTCTTTCTTTCCAGACATTTTCCAGTTGGGCATTATACATTGCCTCCTCTGTTCTTATATCTGCATTTGCTAAATCAGCCTGCTGTATAGCCTGGGCATTATACTGTGCCTCATTTAGGTAACTTCTGGATAGTTCTTGCCCTAATCCTCTCCTAACAGCAGTATTAGCATTAATCATATTAGCCATATATTCTCCAGCAGTAGGAGCAGCAGCCAGTAAATTCCTTGATATATTTGCTTCTGTTACATTACCCTGCTCTCTTAGTGCTGCTCTTTCAGGTTCTAAATTTAAGGTTTGAGCCTGAATGGTGGGTAAGGATATGGACTCATAAGGATTTCTTTGTCTTGATCTCCAGATATTTGCTACTCCTGATAGTACTCCTGGTACCATACTTCCTATGGTTTGACCTGCTGTCATTCCTGTATAAGGAGTAGTAATACCTCCATCTTGCTTAGCAAAGTTTCTGGCAAAGTTAGCCTTTTTTCTCATGGCAGAACTATACTTTTCAGGATGTGCCAGTATATGCCTTGCTACTTCCTGAACAGACATGCCCATCCTGGTAGCCTGTGCTTTAAAAGTTCCCCTCTTGGAAGGTTTAATATAAATACCTGATTTAGCCATAGGAACACTTTCATCAGGAACAGGAACCCCTTGAATGGTACTTGCAGCCATATCCTGAGTGGGAGAACCTTGTTCTCCTGATATGGCATCCCTAAGAACTTCCTGTTTCTCTATTAGTTTTGCCATATCATCATTATAACCCTTTATGGATATAGGATCTGTTACCTTAAATGTTCCTCCTACTTTCTTAGCATGTAGTTTATACTTATTCTGTATCCTTCTTGCTTCCTTAGCAAAACTTCTTTTATCATTTAAGAGTAACCTATCTGAGAACACATAGGTTCCAAGTTCTGGTCCTAGATCTATACCTACCTCCTTATTTTCTACTAGTGCAGTAGGTTTTCCCTTTACAGGATTACCTATAGCATCTATAGGAATACCCCCATTTACTCCCTCATGGGTTTGACCTTCATAGTTTGTAGTTCCCCCATAAGCCATAACAGGAGATAGGTTACTGGTATAGTTAGGATTATTCCTTATTTGGTTATTTAAGTTTTGTAATTCTAAATCTCTCTGCTGTTGCTGAGTAGTAACATTTTGCTCTTTTATATTCTTTTGTTCCTGTACATCTGAAGCCATTCCTGTAACTCCAGATGTTACCATAGGTACTCCTATTGCTGGATTAATGAAGGATAACCCTGTACCTAAGGCAACCTGACCTAAATTCAGAGCATTTCTTCCTAGCCAACTACCAAATCCTAACTTATGTAAGCCAAGATCATACCATTCATCTTCAGATATCTCATCTAAAGTCTTCCCTCCTGTTACACTCATTAACTTTTCATAGGAAAGAGGTCTTTTCTGTCCTCCTATATTTCCTAAACTGGGTTTTTTTCTTGTAGCCATAACCATAAAATATTAAGCAAAGATAGTAAATTAAATTGTAATATACAACTTTATGCTACCTATAGTTTATAGGTTCATAGTTAGTTATAATATCATGTACCTTAAATTTTAAATCTGTACTGGTAAACTGAAACTTCTCAAGTAAATGGTCAGAGTAAAATCTCATTCCTGCACTATCCCTCATGTTATTAAATATCCAGGTTCTAAATCTTAATCTAGATTCATTCTGAAAGTCTAGTAAAGGAGATTCCTGATGATCATTACTAAGTTCAACACTACTAAAGGTAGTATCCTGTACTACATTGGAAGAATTTGTAGCAGTACTATTCACAAGAATACTGTCATACCTATTTACTATTACCCCATTAGGATTTGCAAGGATATGTAATTCAACAGGCTTATAGATAGTTTCCTGTTCTAGTAATCCAAAAGAATATAAACCTTTTACTAGTAGCATCTTTGTATTTAGAAATATACTTCTTGAAAAATTTGTTTCGTCTATAAAAGATATAAAAGTACCCATATATTCATTGTAGGAGACAGTCTTATTCCCTAATCTCCACCACACCTCATTATAGTTAGGATTATAAAGTAAAGCAATATCCGTAAAATTAGCATCTTTACAAAAATTTCTTAGTCCTAACTTATCTGACAAAAAATCTACCCCCTCTCCTCCTAGTAAGGCAAGTTTCTGATTCTTTGTATCTATGTAGTAAATAGCACCACTGGTATTAATAATTCCTTTAGGATTATTACATCCGCTCATGTTAGTTATGTAATCATACCTTTGTAGAGCAGTTCCTGTACCAATACCCAATGTACTACCAGTACTGGTAGATACTGCCTCTTTTTCTTCCATGCTAAGTATGCCAATTGCATGTTCCTGAAAGAACATTAGCCTATCATTGAAATTCAGTAGTTTAACCAGTTCTCCATACTTGGTATCTACATCAATAAAATTATTAGGTAATACCTTACTCCATGAATCAGAATTTTCTCCATTTATTTTCCTATTGGATCTGTAAATCCTGATATATAGGTTACTGGAAGGATTAAAATCCATAGGCTTCATTATGTAAACTTTAGAGATATCTGTTTTTGAATATACTGAATTGTACGTATATAAATCAAAGGGTTGTTCATAAATTATTTGCCCATCTATATCTGGATCAGTCAGATGGTAAGCACCTTTTGTCTCTCTCATAGCCAGGTAGGCATACTTACTATCTGATAGTAAACCCATTTCATAATCCATTATAGTCCCATCATCTAAAGTACCTATGGTAGGATTTATGATAAATCTAGGATTAATTTTACTTTCCACTAACCCATAAAATATCTGTGCCCCTCTTCTATACCTTCTGTCACCTTTATACCCTCCTAGAATTTCTTTATCCTGTGACCAAATTCCTCTTAAATACTCAAAGTAATCAATGAAACAGTCCCCTCCAGTAACTGACATGTAAGTACCAGGTTGAGCAGAAAATCTATGGGTTACAGGAGATGTAGGGTAATACTTAGTAGCTATTAAAGCATTCATACTATATCCCCCATAAGGGTAAGTATAACTTCTTCTTCTTATATATGTTGCTTTACCTGAAAAGGAAAAAACACCATTATTTATCCAGTTCTCATCTGTATCCAAAAGTAAAGTAGTTCCTGTTTGAGATAGATTAAAATAACTTAGATATTCTTTAATTCTAAATCTACTTGAAAAGTTCCTTCCATAAACATGACTACTTATAGCAGATAGTGATGTATATTTTAATTTTTCATTATAGTCAATTTTAACAATTTTATCGGTAGTATTGACCCTACGAAAGGAGTATGACTGAAAATCCTGCCTACTAACCTGCATTACAACATTCATAGTCTGATAACTCCCTGTATTACTATTTTTAAGGGACTGCTCTCTGACTGCTGCTACTACATCTATTCTATCATAGGGATTAGTATTATTTTTATTGATATATGTTTCTGGGCTTATATAGTCAACTATTCTTGGGTAATCCTCTGAAGAAACCTCATGGTATATATTTCTACATGCACTATTAGTTTCATTGCTCTCTGGAGAATTTTTTATACTTGCCCCATACCCACAATCTTTTACTGTGGCATCCTGGTATGTTCTTTCCGCCCTTACAATTTGGAAGTATTTTATGTCATTACTTACCAGTACATCATAAAAACTTTGCTTAAATGAAAATTCTATTATTAAATCTTTTATCTCATAGGATGAGGCTACAACCTGATAGTTAGTACTGAACCCTTCATCAGGAAATCTAATATCCCCTATCCATTTTACAAAGGACTGTCTTCCATATGAATCAAAAAATACTATACCAAATCTGTATATTTCACTTCTCTGGTACCCTAAATTTTCCTGTACTATTACTGGATTGGTAGTATCCTGAAAGTTATTTGTACCAATCTTTCCAAAGTTACCTGTTATAGTTATACCTACCTGATTTATTGGTCTTGTTCTAAAATTAAATCTATAACTTATATACTTTCCTTCCCCTCCTACTGTAGCCCCGTCAGATTGATACATGAAAAGGTTAGTTCCTGTAGTTAAAGAATCCAACTTAATATTATGGCAGGTTTGTATAGGGGCTATACCACTAGGAATATCATCCCAGGTTGGTTCTACCAGTGAAGCATCCAAAGTATAATCAGGAGTATCAGTAACACTACCAGGTAAGTCATTATACAAGTAGGCAAGTTTACTGGAATTAAACCTATATGCTCTCATGTCAACATCCAAATCAAAAGAAGATTCCTTTACATTACCAGGTAGCAAGTAATCATTTTTTGTTTCTAGTGTAGAGGCAGAGAGTAGTAAAGGGAAATACCTGTAATCCTCCAGTGTTAAAGTTCCTAGAGAAACACTACCAGTATCTGTTAGTATGATATGGTTATCTGTAGCATCAGGATAGTATTTACCTTCATATACTATATCTATCTCTGGAGAACTTTCCTGTGTGGAGTAGTATAGACGTATTAATCTTATATTCTCATATAGTATTTTCATAGCAGGGTCAATCCATGCTATTACTCTTACGCCCTTACCACTTATCTCCCCTGATACACTACCCCTAAAATTTCTTGAATCAGTTTCATTTAAGGAAGATGTGGATAAGGGTATAAGAGAGGTAGCCCCACTATAAATAGTCTCTGAACCATTCTGCTGGTATAAGCAGTAGGCATACTGGTATATTCCTGTTTTTAAGGAACCCCCTATAATCTCATGTAACCTAGGAGAGTATAATTCAGATTTCTTAATAACATTAAAAGAAGTAGGATCTTGTGAATTTAGAGGAGTTACTAAATTAATAACCCTTAAAGGGTTATTCTTATCTATCCAGTATACCTTTTTTATGGTATCTGATTCTACCTTTGCTACAGGATAAACCTCATCATCAAAGTCAAACAGAGCCTTTTCATAAGTATAGGAAGAGATAATATTGTCTCCTGTCAATACACCATCCTCTATATCAGCAATTGGAACTTTACATATGTAATCTAGGGAGTTTGGGGTGGTATCTTTTATAAATACAATTAAATTTTCTTCTACAGTAATTAGTCCAACTACCTTATGAATAGCACTTAGTCCATTTGTAACAGAAAGAGTTTCCTTAATATTACTTAGAGTATATGAGGTATGCTCTTCCTCTGAAACCATTCTTAAATTTTTAGCAAAGGGATAACTCTCCTTTGGATATACTGTTCTATCAGTATCCAGGTTTAATCCTTTACTAAAAGTATTTAAGTGCTTCATGCTACCTTAACCTTTCTGAATCATTTAATCCTTTAAATCCATTAGTAAATAGTCCTGGCTTAGGAATTAACCTTTGTAACATTCTCCTGTAAGCCTCAGCAGTAGAATCATCAGGTGTTAGTATTCTGTTTCTCGCTGCTCCCTGAGAAAAGTAACTGTTCTGCATAATTAGGTTATACTTCTCCCCACTTAATTTATCTATCATAAATAGAGCAGTGGCTATTTCCTTGGAGATATAGTTTACCAGAAAATCAATAACCTTAGAGTCATTAGGAATCTTAGGAGTATTATCGTCCCATACTGGAAATCCTTTATACTCAACTTCCAGGGTAGCACTGAATAAATCACAGAATATATACCTCCCCCTAATCTGGTAGCCTACAGAATTTGCCATATTAGGAATGCTACCAGGAATATTTTCTACATAGGCATAGTTTGGTTCTAGAGTTGCCTCTGTATTATATACTCCAGGAGGATACTCTGTCACTGTATCTTTTCCTGTTACAGTGTAACCTGCTATAAAAGTCTTATCTTTTAAAGGGGATTCCTCAATATCCTTACCTAGGAATATATTGGATGAAGGAATTAGTATTACTCCACTATCCTTATCCCTTATTCCTTTAAGGGTTATTATATTTGAAGGCATTAATCCCCTGTAACTTTCCACTGTTACATCAGAAGAAAAGTCTTCCAGGAATTCAGAAACCCCCAAATTTAGAATTCCCATCCAGGCTGCTTCAAGTACAATATCCTTATCAATTTCTTCAAATCTATACCTGTTATAGATTCTCTCTATAATCTCATTGATATGGGTATACTCTCCATAGAACATTACAGTAACTGTTTTTTATCACTAAAGAAATCTTCTATAACACCCATAATATCACCATCATTATTAATGGTATATTTAGAATTTTCCAGGGGGTTTTTCTTTGAAAAAACTCTTTCCGTCTTATTGATAGGGGGTTCCCTTCTATAGTTGGTAACGCTGATAGTTATTAAAAATCCATTGAAAATCTCCTCCACTACCATCCTTCTAGTTGTTCCTCCTTCTGACTCAATGGATTTTTCCCATCTTTTAGTTCCTTTACTGTTTGGAACTAGCATGTCTAACTTCATAGTATTGTATTTTATTGGTTTGTTTAACATAGTTAGAAAGCATATTACTCCATTTTCTGGTCATCTTTATCCTGTAAGCAGTGTAATTCTTATGGTTACAGGTTAACCTTTCCCATCTCCAGTAAACCTTTCTACCCTCAGTACTTTCATTTAGCACATAGGCTAGAGGTTTATTAGGTATGCTCTTAATCTCTTCAGGACTTTTATCTGGATACATCCTTTTCCACTTATCTTTTGTTTCTCCCCAGTCAACAGTAAACTTAAATTTGTCATTCTTGGTTATCCTGTTAGCCTGACCTCCTAGCCTAATTCCTATCTCCCCCATTCTGGCAGGGAGATGAAAATCCATATTTTCAAATATTACCATTTGTAGTCTCACATCTATATACCTTTCCCAAATAGTACTAAATTTATCAGAGGATAAAGCATTCTTTCCATACTTCTCCTTGTAAAATTTGTATATATCCCCTGCTCCAAAATCTGCAATAATCTTTCTTTTACCTCTTCTAAAATACATAATCTTTACTTTTAGGTTTCATCCTGTTGTTCTGGTAAAACTATACCATCAGTACTGTTTGGCTTAGTATCAGCAAATGGAGTTAAAATAAATTTAAGATTATCCTGAACAATCATATTCTTCATATCGGTTACCACATGCTCACTTACTGGATACTCATAATCCCAGCTATATGTCTCTCCAGGATGAGCAAATTCCCAAGCCTCTATTGGATTAGCAAATATTCCAGATACCTGAATAAAAACTACCTGCTTATGTATGCCATTCTTGCTAATCAGAAATATCTTCCTATTATCCCAAAAGGCATATATCTCCTCAGAGTTAAATTTACCATTCCCTGCTATTAAGGCTCTTTCCCTTGGTAATATCCTATACCCAAAATTTAACCTATCAGCAGGACCAATTCTTGTAAAGGTAGGACCATACTTAGTATGAAGTGGACTAGGTAAATCCAACCTTGATGCTAGAATTGTCTTTCCCTGGGTACTCTCATTTAGGTAAGTACTATCCACTGGAATCATTTCTACCACACCTAAATCCTGAATACAGTGATTATCTGGATACCTCATGGATTTATTTAAATCCTGTACTAGTATCTTTGCTCTAACACTCTGTATCCAGGTAGCAACCAATCTCTCATCTATAGAATCAGTAACCACATAGTTAGGTCTATATAGTTCTATTATCTCATATACCAACTCATTTAAAGTTCTTACCATAGTTTTAGTCTTTGTAGGTTATACCCAACACCTAAAGAAACTGTTCTATATGTAGGATTATAGGTAGCAGTAAAAATATAGTTACCATGTGTTCTTGCTATACCCAAATCTACAGACTTAAAATCAGTTTTACCATACATATACCAGTTATTCTTTACAACGGTACTATTTACCTCCATACTCCTTGTCAGTAAAGAATATTCAAACTTTATATTATCAAGTTTATTCTCAAAAACCTGTGTTTCAATGTTAAATGTTCCCTTTACATTTAAAGTATCAATATGATAAACGGAAGTATAACTTCTTTTAATCATGTATAAATGAAGTAATCCCTTGTAAAGGTCAGTTAGAGAATCACAGTTACTGGGTATCATCTCTGGAGTAATGGGGATTATGATACTATCTGTAGGAATAGGCCTATCAATAAATTCTACCCTAATAGTTGTATCATGTATCCATATAGTATCCCTTGTTGCAGTTACAGATGAAGCGTTGCTACTATCACTATTCAGGTAGTAATTTCTGGTTATAAAAAATGTGGCTACTATAACACCTAAAAATAGTAGCAGTAATACCTCAATCCTTTTCATAGTTTTTCTGTTTATACTTAACAACTCCAGTAGTAACCAAGAAACTAACAGCAGTTAAAGCAAATAGTGACATACCCTCCCAGTCAATGGGATTACCATTAGTAGCATTTATTATAATGTAAGTATTCAAAGTTAACAATGTTATCACTACAACTATGGTAATAGTTATGAATACTGCTCTTGTACTGGAGTAGGTTCCTTTTTGGGATGATAGTAATTCTTTTAGCAATGCTTTCATATACCTGTAATCTTTTAAAGTACAAAGTTAATATAAAAATTCTATATTTATAACTCCGTCCTGATAAAATTTCTTATGGTTTATACTCTATTTTAATTTTACTGCTATTAGCATCAATTATAGTCTGATGTTCAGGCATGATTTCATTGCAATACAAATGCGCCAAGTCGCCAATAACTTCGACGGGTAGGTTATTCATCTGAAACCATACGTATATTTGCTGGTATTGTAACGCAAGCATTTTGGGTGCAACTATCCTTATCGGGTAAGGGTACATCCAATCACTTTGCTCTATCTGCATTGCTGCCAACTCTTCGGGGGTTGCCTCCCGAACAGCGGGCTTTCCTTTGCTGTTCTGATAAGCGATTTTCATAATTTATAATTTTTTTACTAAAACCGTGAAACCTGCGGGCACAACTGCTGTAGCTTGCGACCATAACTTTATTGAATTAATTGCACTAAGATTAAGACCTTGACTGCTAATACCGTAAGCCTGTGTTGATGTATTTTCATCAGTAAAAGGCATTGTCATCATATAACCATTCAACTCACCAACTATTATTTTTAATTTTAACACTGTGGATTGACCGTAATAATTCGCTCCTGCTGTAGCAATATGGGCAAGACCATACATATTTGCCCAGTTGTAATTAGCCGTTTCAATGCCATTAACTCTCATATTGATCCGAGAGTTAATCCCTCCTGGAAATGGCTTAATTCTGAAACTAATTTCAATTTCCTCACCCTCCTGAAAATTGAAAGGTCTGCCATACTTGTCTGTTGTCAGTTCAAAAAAAGCGCAGTCAACCGGCACAACGTACCGCAAAAGGTAACTATCCTCAAGCAGCCCAACCCTCTCCGATAACGACCGTACCCAGCCGATTAATCCTCGTATAAACGACTTGACGGATTTATCAATTAGGGTAGTAAAAAATGATTTAAAAGCGTTGTAGTCGGTGTCGGGGATTTCACCGCCTGATGTAACAGATTTTAGGGCAGTTATCTGTGCATCGGCAAATTCCTGCACTACATCAGTTGGGTGTGGGTTTTCCTTATCGGTTATATGCTCATTAAAACTTGTAGATAATGCCTTAATGGAATAATCAAACACTGATACACGAATGGTTGTTTCGTCATTTATCCTTACCCGAATTGGATTAGAATCAGCTATATTTACCCTAATCATTTGCTTTGTTTTTCAATACTTTGCCCAATTCAATCAAAATTGGTTCTTTGCATGGCAATAAATAACCTTCCAAGTAGGCGTTATCGTCAGCATAATCGTTCAACTTAATCGTATCCGTTTCGGGAATTTCTAAAGTAAATTGTCCATCTCCTGTTTTTGTTATACCACTACCAACAATTAATTTAACAATCTGCCGGCTACGTTCAGTGTATAGCCTCAAATCCATATCGGCAATTAAATCAATACCGATTGGTTCTCCTGTTTCTTCATTATCAAACTGAAGAATCTTTTTAAATATTTGTCCTGCAGTTATGCTCATATTAGTACGCTGTATAAATTTTCTTATCCGTTTGATCTGCCACTTCAATTACTGTTGATACTGAAGTATATTCAGTTTCAAATTCAGCTGAATGCAACTTTAAGTAATCAAGAAGAGTGGCAATGTAACGCTTGCCATTACCGTAAGCCTGCTCTTTAATAATTGCGATTTTATCAGTTGGCGATGTTTCGGAAATATTATCAGGAATAAGTCCAGCATCAACCTGCTCAAAATATAAACCTTTATCGGTTAGCTTTGCACCAAGCTCATCGGCACCCTCATAAATGGTAAAATAGGCCAGTGGCTTTTGAATGTACGGCAGAAGCAATTTGTATTTTTCATTTATAGGGTTATCAATATCGCGGTCTTTAATCAGTTCCTTAATTTTATCAATTAAAGTATTGCCTACAACGACACGTATTTGGAAATCCTCAGCGCGTTGCATTGCGGATTTTAGCTGCTTAAACACGATAGCCGAACCTTTAAGCTGCACCCAAAACTTAGTAAATTCCGTGGCGTTGCGTATCAATGAGTCGTATGCGTTAGTGCATTCATCGGAATCAGCCCAAACGGTATATGTCAAAATATTATCTTCAAGGAATTTAAGCAGCGTTTCAAGACCATTAAAACCAGCATTTTTTAAAAATGCTTTGATATTTCGTTCCTGGTATCCAAATAAGCTCTTTTTAGTTTCACCTTCGCTACGTTTAAACCCAGAATCCGACAGCTCAACATTTAACAAATCAAAACCTTCAAGTACCGAAAGAAATACAACGGGTGGAATACACTGTTTAATAAGTGCATCCTTATCGGCATCAAATATGTTCTGATTTGCATATTCATTAATAATATCGTACTGCTCCTGTCCAAGGACCTTAACTAAATATTTTTGCTCAACTATTTCAATAAATGGTTTTAAACCATCAATCGATAGGTTTATGTTTGCCGGCAAATGCTGCCTGACCTCGGCTGTGTTTCTAATTATCATATACTACCCATTTTTGATTGTGAACCTGTATCTAATGTTGTAAGCACCATTATTCTTGTTCTTACTTCTGCATCTTTGTATTTCGGAAACTGCAAGTGTAGCAATAGTTCAATCAAATCGTTAACTTCCTGCCTATCAACCCAACTTAGTGCTATATCAATAAGGAATGCCTCGCGGATATTACTTCCGCCCTGGTTATTAGCATAAGGTCCAGCGGCCATAGCTAAACCTTTTACAGCAGGATTAATACCCATTGATGTGAATATTCCTGCTGTTGCACTCGCCGAATGTGGTAAATACTGATCGTTTTTAAACTTATCATCAATCACATCTACAACCCACTGCTCTTCGGCTGTGCCATTTCTGCCAATTTCAAAGTGTGTTATCAACGCTTTACGTGCACTCTTAGCCTCGGTTAGAGAAGTCTCAATCTTATTAATCTCTGCTTCAATTAACTTTTGGCGTTCCTGTTTCTTTTCCGGAGTGGGATAATCTTCCAAAGGAAATTTCTTATTCCAGTATGCATAAGGTATTTTGATATGATACTTAATACTCATCTGATTGTCGAACATCTTATCAAGGTATTCGGCAATCTTTAAACTCATATCAAGCGTACCACTATTGCGAGCAACATCCCAAGGCGCCTCGGAGTAGTAACTATTCATTGCGCTACCAAGTCCAAGTGGAACACAGAATTTACCTAATTTCCTTGCCCTGTCAATATTATCATCAGTATTCCACGATAAAGAGTTAAGCACTTTAACTGTTTGTAAAGCCTTATCATCCTTTACTTCCCAATTAGGGAGTAGAAGTAAGTTTTCAATTTCAGATTTACCTTCTTTGCGCTTTTGCAACCGACAATTCTTTGCCTTAAAAACACTTGCGCTGTATATGCCCCCGTTCTTTGTAGTAACAATTTGCGGGAAAGCCATACCGTAGGAAAATAGGCTTTTATAGGCATCAAGCGCAAATCGCCGAATCATAGGAGAACGCAAGAATTTGTTTACATCTGTATCAATAATTGGTACCAACGTTTCGTTTCCATCAACGTCAATAGACTCAACGTTAACAGCATAGAATCCTTGCGAAAGGCATATTTTTGTCTTATAGTCAATAGCGCTGGCCAAAGCCTCACTTTTACTTAGATAGTCAACAGCAAGTTTGTTGGGGTAATTATTATCAGGGTCAAACCAAGGGGCTACCTCATAATTACCAATAGAGATTTCACGTTCTTTGCTATCCGACTTAACAACAGTTTGTTCCAACACATTTCTCAGCGAAGTGATAATTGCGTTTGAGACAACCGCAAAAGAAGGATTTCCATTTTTATCAAAATCAATATGGCTCATAGCGATACTGGCTTCCCATTAAATTCAACAATAGCCCAAATTAATGGCTGGTATATATGCCCTATTTTTTCTCCGTTGCCATCCACCGGTTGAAAACCTTTAATACTATTTTTTTTCATGTTAACCCTGGAACCAACCGAGTAAGCTTTATTCAGATACACGTAACGTCCATCGGCAATAATAAAAGCAACAGAAAAATAAACAGGTCTATTAAACGCATCTATCTTAATATCCAGTTCATTTAAAACTTCTGATAGATGAATTGTTTTAGCCATCTTTTTTTATTCAAAAATGAACCTTAAGCCACCCAAAAAAAAGGACAAGTTAAAATCTCATTTTTTTTTAGTATAATATTTTGATATTAAAAACTTTAACTATAAAAGTTAAGTTAAAAATTACAGTTTTCACGAAGTTGATCTCGCCTCCGCCCTACAAAAAATGGCAACTGCTTAAAAATCTACCCCAGATATATGATACGTAAAAAGCGCACAAACAGTGCGCTTTATATGTATGTAGCATGGCAGTTGCCTATATCCTTGCAGCTACGAATGATTCATTACGAGTTTTGTAGTAGTTAACATATATCCAAACAATTTTGTCAGCAGCATCGGTAGAGTGAGTTGCTTCCTCCTGTGGTACCCTTGAATTCTTATGCTCACTGCTTTTATCCTTCGTAAACTTATTATCTTTCTCAACAACACGAGTATTGTTAAGCGCGATAATGAAACTCTTACAATTATTACCATTAATGCGTACCTTAGGTAATCCCTTGTTATTCTCTTTTAAGATATTTGCCCATAGCAAATACTTCTCATGATGCGGTGGTTCTTTGCCTGGATAATCCACAATGGAAATATTCCAACCGTTAACAATAAATCGTTTAATGATTTGGTCGTTGTAGGTGTCGGAACTGTTGGCGCGCCCTTCGTCGCCGTACTTATCCTTAAATAGAATAACGGTTTTATTGTGATGATACTTGTAGTATTGGCAGAACGAATCAACCAGCTCATCAATCATTACCTTGCCGGTTTCCGGCTTAACGTAGAATTCTTTTAAGAAGTTAAATGTTTCAATACCCTCATTGACTAATGAATTAACCTGACACGATAACATTACCGATATGTTTGCACCTAAATCAGTAACAACCAAAATAGGAGAGTAAGCATCACAATCGGCATCAAACTGGCTGGACGGACTGCCTAACTTGGCAAAATTATAGTCGAGCGAATCAATGTGCGAATAGTTATAAGAATCGTAATAGAAGTGCTTTGAACTTTCAAACTGATAGTAAGCATCTTCCACCTTATCCATAAACATATTCATTATTTCGATAAGGAAAGTAAGGCGAGGTAACGAACGGTATTGCTCCTTAATATAAGATAATCCAACATTTTGAATATTATCAAAAGCATTAGCAAGGCTAAATAACACGCCATCCCTGCTTATAAATGGTGATATTGCTTGCTTTACACGGTTAATCTCATTCCAATGCGATTTAAACTCGGCTGGGTTTGTTATCTCTAACAAATCTATTTGCATCCGTACGATTTTATTCCACGTTTCAAATAGCCTGATTCCCCGCTCCTCCATGTAGTAATTGCCATTTTCAATTAGCCATTTGCCCTCGGCAGTATAAGGCATTGATGAACAATGGTGGGAACCGTGATGGAATGATATATGTCCAAATTTATCGAGGTTTCCACGATTTGTCGCATGGATTTCCTTATTGTACTGATCAATGTTAATTGTCAATGACTCATCTGTTATCTCAAAATCTGTGTTTAAACCACGACTTAATCCTGCCCTATCCTGTGATGCTAAATGAAAACCGACAGAACCTTTTGGCGTACCAAAAATTAAATATCGTGAAAAATCTTTCACAGGGGCTTCGGTTGGAAGTTCCCACGATGCCGGAGGTTTATCGCCAATAAAGTAAGATTTATTGCGAATATATCCTATTCGCTCCATAAATGATATCATTGGTGGAAGCGTTCGCTGAAGTATCTGGGTGTATGTTTTACCGGTTATTACGCTCGATGAGCGTGGCATTTGTTTAATAATACGTTGTATTTTCCATGCCGTAATGCTTGATTTGCCGGTACCACGACCCCAAACCTGAACTTCATGTTTTGGTGATAATACAATAGAGTGTAATTGAGCAGGATTAAATACTATTTCCTTTGCAGCCATTATTTATTCATTATTTCTTCTGCCTCAATTTCGGTTATTTCCCCTCCAATCATATCGGCAAGTTTTTTTCGGTTAGCCGGATGCATCCCATCAATTTTATTCAAATCAATTTTTACCGGTTTGTTTCCAATCGATATTACCATGTAGTAATTATGGCTTTGTAAATCCTCTTGCGATAGCTCATTATCGTCGCTTTTATCGAGTTCTTTTATTTTGATTAGGTTAGCCAAAGCCTTATTCATTCCGTCGATATTTTTCTCCTTGGCTGCCAGCTGGAATGTTTTCATTGCCAACTCGGCATAAATATACCTATCAGCAGCCCTTGACGATTCTGTTACATCGCCATAAAGTCGCTTACTATCGCGTAAATCTCTATAAAACTGCGACTCCGATATTCCATACTTTTCCCTGATAATTGGCTTAGCTTGTTCCGGAGAATGGTAGTTACACAGCAACGAAAATGTTTCGCTAAGGCGTTGCTTAATTTCAACTTCTTTCTGGGTTAACTCGATTTGTGTTTCACCAAAAATATACCAGGCCCAAATCCGGTCGATTGTAGTGCCCGACTTTTTGACCTGGTTAAGAATCTCTGAAGAATATTTTTTTGCGGGTAACATATTTACTTAATCCCTTCGAGTAGTTTTTTAATCTCCTCGTTGCGTGCTTTACGATCCTCTACATTTTTAATGATTTTTTCTTTTGTAGATTCCTTGTTTTTGCTGATGTAGGCAACGTTATTGTCGAACTCTTTTTGCAAAGCCAACACATCGGCGGGCGATAGTTGGTTGTTATCGATAGCCTTATTTTGATTATCTTCTACAACTTGTACTGGCTCGGTAGAATTTTTACCTTTCAAATTATCGAATATAGCCTGAATTTGAGCATCGGTTTCGTGAAACTTATTAGTTAGGAAAACAATTTTATCGCGAATTTTCTTGCGTTGTTTTATGCTGTTAACATCATTTGAGGTGCCAACCTCAAGAAACTTTTTGTGTTCAATGGCTCGTTCGTTGTAAATTTTAGCCTTTAAGGCTTTGAGTTTAATAACCTCTGGTGGATAGTCCTTTTTAGCTTGCGCTTCGGTATCTGTATCATCTGCGCGTAAAACTAATTCATCAGGGATTTCTGGCTCTGATATCTTATGTTCAGCAACCTTACCCAAATGTAAAAGGTTATACTCCAGGTGCTCTCGCTTTGTAACATTAGGTTCGCCACGTTCAAGAAACCTAACCAATGCACGTTTATTGCCATATTGGCGAAGTATTGCAATACCTAAGTGATAATCTTTCCCATTTTCAATCCATTCCCGGACTTTTTCATTAATTGTATTCATAATTACAAGATTTAGTTTAACAAAGTTAGGTTTCGGCTACTGCCAAAAAAGGACAAAGCCACACATCTATTGCGTGGCTTTGCCGGGGCAGGTGAGAAGAAACTATTCAGCAGGCTTGGATGTTGTTTTTTCTTTTTTGAGTTTAAGATACTGGGTGCCCAAATTATAGGCATCGTCAACCATTTTAACGGTTAGTTCCGGATTTGAAAAGTCAATCTTTTTACCATTTTTGAGAATGACCTTACCGGGTTTAATTCCGACTAACTCGTATTTATCAGTCCACTTAGCCATAACTAATTAAATTTATGTTGCCGGGGTTAAAGGAATTTCGCCGGTATAGATTGCAGGCGGGTCATTATCCTCAGTTGAGAAAATTATTGTGTTGCCCGCACCGGGGTCATCTTCCATTTTCTTACCTGTCGTACCAGTTGCTGATTCCAAAACGGCAGGCAGTAATTCAGAACCAACAACCCTTAAAATTCCCGTTCTGTCCTTACCAATCAAAACAACTTTTCTGTCGGCATAAAGCGATAAAACTCCAAGATTATTAGCCGAGTTTTCCGGCGCAAAAGTTTCAAGAGTATGCTTAAACCCTTTTCCACCGCGAGGGCCAAGTGCTTCCCACTTAATTTCGGAGTAACCAAGTTCGCTTTTTATCGCAACAAATTTTTTGGTACTCTTCATAACAAATGCACCAGTTAATGTTATTCTGTCGGAAGGAGTTACCGGTGATGCTAATTTTGTTGGCCAGGTTGCCACATCTTCAACATCAGCAATGTAGAACTCTTCATAAGTTCCCCCAACATTTTTAAATCCGGCGGTGCGTTGTATATCTAATAAATCCATTGTTTTGAGTATTATTGGTTAAAATTAATTAAAGTAACCGTCCCGCAATGGGGCGGTATTATAAATTAAACAACGAATTTCTTCGACAGGATAAGTTTCCTTGGGTGGATGCTTTCCCACTGAAAACCAAACAGGTATTTCATTGCTGCAGTAAACAGGTAAGGATTACCGCTGGGGAATGCAACAAGATTCTTCAAATCATTAGGATTGTCAGTTCCCCAAACACCATTACCAGGAACGGTAAGAATAATCTCGTCGGCAGTATCGGGCATGCAACTCAGGCGAATTATCTTACACTTACCATTTGTGCCCTCAAGTACTGTTTGCCCTGCAGTATCAACCTGAGGAGGAGCATCATGATTTGCCCGATACCAGTCATCATACATTTCTGCAAAGGTTGTACTCATTGCCATGATGATTTCTGGCCTATCTTTCATGGTTTGCGGAGCGGAACGGTACATTGCCAGCAGCTGATCGCCAATATTCAACTTACTCAACACTTCGGTGAATTGAAATTGATTCCCCTTTGCAACCGAAATATTGCCTGCTGTAACTTCATCGCGCAAAATGGTTAATAAACCATCGAATGCATGACCCAAGGTAACATTAGCAGGATCAGTTGAGTAATCGGCAGTGGCAAGAACATTGAAAAGATTCTCCGATGCATTGCTAATTTCGAACTCAATTAACCAACGTTCAAAAGGATGAGCCATTGGATCAAGTTTCCCGGATACAACTTCACTTAACCACATGGTACGATAACGTTCCGGTTCATCGGCCACCTCATGAACGCAAGGATAAACCGTTAATGTACGAGGAACAAGCGTTCCGCTTTTACGATCGCTATTAAATTTTCCCGTGTAACGCCCAGAACCCTCATCGGTATGCTGTGCCTCGGTAATTTCAACGGAGTCACGTACATTCGGGCGAAGCTTAAAATACTGGAGTACCTTTAACGCATCGAGCTTATCGAGCGTACGAATTTCTTTATCGTAGGTTTTTGCGGTATTATTAACCGCTGTAATATCAATTGGTTTCGTTAAGTCCATGATTACGCCTTTTTATTAGTTACAAACTTTTGAGCATACTCGTTGATTTCGTCCAAAACAACGGTAGGCTTAGCAGCCTTATCAGGGTCTTGGCTATCAACTGCAGCTGGATTAGAGGCAGCAGAGCGGCCTAATTCAGCATTAAGATTTTCAATCTCAGTGTTCTTAGCGGTAATCTGTTGGTTAAGATTACTGTTTTGTGTTTTAAGCTCTTCATGAGCCTTCTTTAGGTCATTAAGTTCCTGTTCAATCGATTTTTTTTGCTCAACGAAACTTTTAACTGTTTCCACAGTCTTTTTTTCGTCGGCATCCATATCGATACCCAAAAGTACATTAATGGCCACCTGGGTTTCTTTATTCATATCAGCTTGTGGATTTTGGTTGCTATTAATATTTAGAAGATTTGAAACCTTTCCAAAAAAATATTTGCCAGTGTTTGGGAATAGATTTTTAGATTCGTAAAAAGCGTAAATATCGCTCATCTTCATTTCCGAAACATTGTCGGGCATTTTTGCCGATGAATTCTGATTTATTATCTCAGATATAAATCCTAAATCAAAAGCTTCCTTTGCAGATAGGAAATGATCGCGGCCATCAAAGTATGTTTTTAATATTTCATCCTTTGATTTTCCGGACATTTCAGCCATTCTATCAGCTATATTATTCTCGATGATATCGAGTTGCTTTGATGCATCAATCAAATCGTTTTTGTTACCTATTACGCCTCCAGAGGCGGAATGAAACATAATAATGCTGTTCTGATAAGCCTGTGTATTTTTAGATGAAATGGCAAAATAAGCCCCCATGCTGTACGCAATTCCATCTACAATGATTTTAACATCATAACCATCCCTAATGGCATTAGATATTTCGTTGTAGATAGGCAGCCCATCCCACACAGAACCACCAGGCGTGTTAAGACGGATAGTTATGCTTGAGAATTTATTGCGTAATGCTTTAAAATCCTTAATAAAACTCTTGGCGGAAACAGACTCCTCATCCCAAAACGATGAGCCTATTACGCCATAAATAAGTATTTCGGCAGAGGCCTTTTTTTCATTTATCACATAAAATTGCTTAGCCATAGAAATTAAGCCTATTGTTTATTTGCAGTTCAAAAATCACATATATAATTGGGCTAAAAAAGGACAGGTAATTACACATTAGCAAGATCATTGTTATATGCACAAAGTGCGCCAGTGGTTAACCCTTGCCAGGTAGCATCATCAATAGGGGTGTACACACCCCCATCAAAACCATGTATCCAGGAACCATCACGGTATTTTGTTTCAGCAAGATTATCGGCCAGCCATTCCTGAGTTCCAATACAGATGGTTCGATAAATTTTGCCATCATTACCAGTATAGGTACCAGTTTGACCATGACTTAATGATGTAGAATCCTTTACCAATCTAATAGAATGTCCTCTAAATTCAATATCAGCATATATATATAAACCTGCATCATTATAATAAATCTGTGCTGTTGCAACATTACCATATAAAGCATTTAACCACATAGCCAATAATTGATTTAAACCAAAAAATATATCTTCACGTGAACCAGCACCTCTACCATTAAAACGTACCTCATTCGTAGCACCAGTATTAGGATCATCCCAATAAACAAAATCTATTTCCTTTAATTTACCACCAGCAGTATTTAAACCACCAAGATAAGTTGCAAAAATTTCATATTCATTTTGGTCAGGAACATGCCAACCTTCGTTAGTAATATTCCTTGCATCTGTAATGATATACCAATTATATAAAAATCCATATTTAATAGTATTTAAGTCTTTTGTTATTAAAAAATTTTCTGCCGGATAACGGCTTGAGCAACTCAGCTTATAAGTGATACCAACTATATCATCAGGGTTTTTACCGGTTGTATAGCTAATCCTTACCCTCAATGGATTATCAACCCCAACAATTACCGTTTCCCCACTATTAAGCAACATTGCAGCTAATACAAGCCTACCCTGTAACTTTTTAGCATTATCAATATCTAAAGGGTTGTTTGTAAATTTTGAATATGAAATTTCATGATTAAACCTATTGTTACTAAAAACGGTAGTAAAATTTGAAGAATCACGTTCTATATCAACCTTTAGCCATGTGCCATTAAAAATTAATCCGACACGCTGGCCCGAAATGGAAAATCCCCTATTTACTAATTGGGTATTGTAAAGTATCCAAATTTGATTAATTCCAGCAATCATAACGCATAGTATGTCATTATTTCGGTAGTAATTGCACTTAGTTGTTCATCTGTTAATACTCTATCCCATATGCGCAACTCGGCTAATTTCATTTGGTTTGTTCCATTGGTTAAACCAATAAATATTTTTGCTAATGTAAATTTTTGTTCATCGGTTCCGGCTGTTACTGTTCCAAGTAATGAATTATTAATATGAACATCGGCAAAATTACCATTTAATGGAAAGCGTATAGCTATTAGTTTATAACTAAAATAATCTGTTAAATCAAAATTATCACCTGCACCTCTTGGCATTATAGTTAATTTTAAAGCTGTAGAAATTTTAAATATTAGGTTTGATGAATTAATGAAAAAGGTTTCCTGATATTCTAATGGTTTAACAACCATTAAAATTGTGTATTCATCATTAAAACCCAATGCGTTAATTCCGCCACCCCACAATGCAGTATTACCAATGTATGTTTCATAAACATACATTGATGTAGTGTCTATATGAATGGCTGGTTTATTATTAATGTCGTTTGGAATATGCGTAACACCCAAATAATTACTGGATATTCCATGATATTCATTTCCACTCTTATCAATTAAACGTTTTACAAAATTATCTTGTAATTCAACACTATCAGCTCTTAACCATAAAACAGGTACTTCTATATTATCGGGAATATACTCTTCCGAAAAAAACAATGAATTTGATTTAAGAGAAATTTTAGTTGTTACACCATCATCTGCTTTAGAACCAGTATTATATTCAGTGATAATAGTTAGAGGTTGCTCTATACCCATTATCATTTGAATACCTCCGGTGTTCAGATATTTGCATACTATTTTTTTACCATAGAATTTTAAAAGCTCTTTATCGCGTCCTAATGTATAAAAAATGCCGTTAAATTCATTAGAGAAATTTTTCGCATCACAGGAAACCTCGGAACTATTACGTAAAAGTTTAACCTCATACCAGTTCACGTTTTGCTTTAAAGCAAAACCAATTCTTTTACCTCCAACAGAAAATCCCTTCTCATAAATATCAGAAGCAAGAGCAATGTATAATTTTACAACACCTCCTAACATACGCTAATTTTTTGGGACATTTACGCCAATTTTTTTGTTAACTTTTACGCTTGTATGCCTTTGTATATCTTTCTTAACAGCATCAAATGATAGTTCATCCTCATCAATGCTAAGTTCTTTCAAAGCAAGCCTAATGGACCTGGCAATCTTATTACCACCATGGATAACATTAATGTAAACCATATCGCGTATGCGATTTTTTATCAATGCTTCAACCATCCCATTGAAGCTAACAATTGATGTTTTACTTAAATACCATCCATGGCGATAGAATACATCGCGGGTTATCACAATATTTACAGTAGATGTATAACCATTCAGGTTAATTTGCTTATCGTTACGGAAGTAGTTTTTCTCAAGCAAGAGTTTGAAAAAGTTGTTCAATCCCCTGACCGACGAAAGGTTTACCGGATTACCATAGTTTTTTTCGAGATAAGCCTTAACATAAGGTTTTACAGGTACTTCAACTATTGTCATTTGAACTGTTTTCATAAAAGTAAACAAACCCCGATTTTCCTTATATATCTTAATGCTCAAATTATCAGTTCAATATTAACAGGTCAAAAAACGACAAAAAAGAACATTAAAATTCTTTGCAGAAATACCTTGCATATAAATGCTAAAAAAATCGTGCAACAGTGCAACAGTGCGTTTCATTTTTTAATTATTTAATTATCAATATTTTACATAAAATATTTCTGCACTATTTTGCACGATTTTGGAATTTTTCTGCACGAAACTGCATTTTTGTGCAACAGTGCAAAATCGTGCAAAAATCGTGCAGATGTTATAAGTTGAATATCAAATAGTTACAAGGCTAAAATTTCATTTTGCACTGTTGCACGATTTTTTACCTAATTTTTATATAAGGTACTTTTGCAAGATTAAAAAAAAAGATATATATTATATATACGCTTACCGCAAAATTATAGCATAAGCGTAAAGAGTGTAGTTATTGAATTTTTAGTTTTGACTGAAATAGATTATTGTTGAACTCGTATTTAGTACGGTTGCACTATTTTAATATTAAATAAAGGGAAAGGGCGCGAGTTTGAGAGCAAAAAGCCTTAGCGTAATACTAAGGCTTTACATACTTTATATAGTTTAATGAGTGTTAGCGTTTAATCAATAAACAAAATACGCTCATTTAAACACTGCAAATAGGTGTTCATTGCTGCTAACTGTACTCTCAGGAGTGTATATTGGACATCGCTAAGAGTTCCCGCTTGCCCTGATGATATAAATTCATCCAATCTGCTCAGCTTTTCCTCTAATTGCTCCTGCTCTTCGATAAGGCGAGTTTTATAACGGTTTTTCGCTTCCAATTGCGTTTGTGCAGGGAGATGAAACGAATTAGGCTGGTCCTCCTTGTCTTTATTGACAATCACCGATTTCTTAATTGTGCTCATAGTTTTAAGTTTTATGGTTTGTGGTTATTGGAAATTTGATATAGTTCAATGCACTGCTCAACCATTACCTTGATAGTTTCTTGAATCTGCCTATTTTGATCGGCATACTGCATTGTTGTCATTCTCCCACTTAGTTGTTCATCTATTACAATTTCGATGTCATCAACTTTTACTGTTATTTTCATAAGTTACAATAGTTTATCAATTTCAATTATTGCTTTAAGAAGTATTATTGGAATTGGAGCGACAATTGAGTTGCCTGCGGCTTCAAGTCTAAATACGTGATCGGGTATCCCATAAGCCATAGGGAAAAGTGCGGGTTCGGCTTGGCTTTGTTCAAATTGTAAAAAAGCATTGCCTGATGCCCCCAATGTAATTGCATTTTTGACCTCCTTAAAGATTGCTGACGTGTCAAAATGTAGTAACTCGGGCCATCGTTTCTCATTGGAGTAGGCAACAATGAATATTCTTTGTCTTTCGTGGTGGGCGCCAACGGATACAGCTGGAATATTATATGCCCCCCAGGAGTAACCAATTTTCTCCAGATCAGAAATCTTTTGGTCGAGCACCATGTTACTGATTGACCCAACAACATTTTCGTTAATAACCCAATCGGGCCGGAGTTCTGTAATGATTCTAAACATTTCTGGCCAGCGGTAACGGTTATCTGTTTTGCCTCTTCGGAGTCCGGAGTAACTGTGTGGTTGACAAGGGTCTCCGCCAGAGATGATGTTAACCCATTCCAGGTTATGTTTTCCAACAAATGTGTCATGTGTATATATTTTTGTATTCGGGTAATTTTTCCTTAAATATGGATAAGCTCTTGAATCGTTCTCAACATGCCATTTAACATGTATGCCTAAATAATTAGCAGCATAAGAAAAAGCATCAATACCACCAGAATATAGGCTACCTATTGTCATTAGAATTATTTTCGTGCTAATCCGAGAACTACCCAATCTCCTTCTATTCCTAATTCAGATAGTTTTAATTTATAGGTAATTATTCGGTGGCAAATTTGACCAGTGTAATGCTCTCGCTGTTCAAAATCTTCGCAGTCATTTGGAACAAATTCTCTAAGAATTAGTTCATCCCCAACATTAAAAGTTCGATATTTTTCGATTTTTCTTACTTCAAACGGCTTTGTCATATCAACAATGTGCCTGAAGTATTCTGGTAAAATTTTTAGTTCATGTATCATTGCTTATTCCTCCTATAAATTAATTTAATGGTATAATTTCCTGTCCTTCGGCTTTAATTGCAGCATCATTGCATCGGATAGGGGTTATTATAAAATGTAATTCTTCTGAATCTGGCAATAAAAAAACATCAATGTATAGATCAGCATTATTCGGAGTTGCTGTTGACTTCCATCCTTTTGAACTCAAATACCAAGTAGTTCTGTTAATAACCCTTCGTATATCAAAGAGATTAACTTTATTGAAGAGAACGTATGCTTTCACTTCTTGTAAATTAATAGGATGTCCGTAAAAAGCGCCACATCGGGAACATTTACCATTGTAAACATACCCACGCTCGTCGGTAAATTTACCATCAACCTTTTTATGTCCAAAGAAAAAGCACACTACTAATCCAAGTAGATTTTGCTTCTTGTCTTGTAATTTTTGCTGATTCATTATTGTAAATTGATTTGTAATTAATAATACTTGCATCTATTTGCAATATCGATTTTGATCGTTTTGCTGATGCCAACAAAACGATATTTATGCACTCATAACATTACTTTGTATTTGTGCATTAATAAACTGGCTACCTAATGCGTATTTATACCCGGCAATATTTTCATACTCAAAATCGTTGAAATTTTCTTTATAACGCTGAAATGTGAGTATAACTCTGTCGTAAACATGCTTTGGATATTTAGTTTCAACAATGTTTGATATTACTTTCCGGGCATTAACTGCCGTTGCATGGTCGCGGTTGAAAATTCGGCCAACTTCAACTGTTGATTTACCTTGAAGTAACATGATGGTCATTGATAACTGTCGCGGAACGACGTAATCTGTTTTTCTTGTTCGTTGGCACAAATCTTTTAAAGATTTGCCCCAAATTTCCAGGATTATGGAATTCAAAATCTCTTCATTTGACCTAACTATCCCTGGAATTGCGTAGATACTTACATTCATAGTATTTCCTCCTGTTTATTAAATAGTTCGATATCAAAATCTTTATTTCCAATTGTGAAGTACTCCTTACCCCCGCGTTTGTCCTCAATATCTGCTCTGCCGTCTTTGTCATGGTAAAGAGGCTCGCCGGTTTGTGGATCAAAACGTTGTGGGTTGAATTTATATCCCTTCCAGGTACAATAAGCTTTTACTTTACGCTTAAAATGTGTAGGTGTAACATATTTCCGAAGGTGTGGATAGTCGCTTAAAAATGATTCATATATTTCTTTTCGTTCCTTTCGACGATTGATGTTAGGCCCTGATTCGCTGAAGTATTCCTCTGCCCAGGTTAGAAAATCTTCTCCCATTGCTTGACGTAAACGTCTTTGTTCCAATCTGTCGTGCGGACTTTCAATAACGCCATATTTAAGATATAGTCTTATACATGTTGCCATAAGCCTATAAAAAAGGTTCCATTGCTCAAAATCCCAATCGGAGAAAAAGGCTATTCCAAAATCATCAAGGGGTTTATGTTCATCGCTGTAATAATCAGAAAATGCCACAAGCCATTGCCTATCGCTAAAAGAACTCCCTTCGCCGTTAATTGCATGATTTGAAGAGATAAGCAGTTTTGGTGTTTGCTCAAATGATAAAGTAAAACGTTTGCCACCCTTTTGGTTAACCATCAGTTTCCCTGTAATTAGGGGGAAAAAAAACTCAAAATCAACATTTGCCCTAACATCATCGAGAAATAGATTTCGATGTTTTTCCGTTAATCCATCAAAGATGAACTGATCATCTGTTAAATTTTTGCCCTTTGCGCCAATGTAATGTTGCGGAATTATAAACTCAATGGCTTTCCCCATTAATGATTTACCCGTTCTTCCATTTGATGTTCCTACTTCGCTTTGCTTTCCATCCATTAAAATTACCGCACGGCTAATACTTGCGTCTTTGTATGAATGCAATAAGTACCCTATTGCGGTGAGTTTTGCCATTAAATGCATTGCATTCTCGGCAATATCGTCGATGGTAAGCGGTTCATTCTTTTGCATTTTCCTCCAGTGAAAATTACTTGCATTATGAAGGAATTGAAGGAAATGGCATTTTTCGCCTTCGGGTGATATTTGAACATCAAAATACCCTAAGTATTGCTCATATTTTGAAACCTCATTTTTAGGCAATGATTTTAAGTATTCCTCATCAATCTTTTCAACTTTAAGCAATTCCTTATCTGAAAATTCAATTGGTAGTTCAATGATTTCATCTGACCATATATAATGATCAATTTCATTTATTTTTTTTAATTTAATTCCATTGGCAGTAATATCCCAGACATCAATATTATTGATATCTTTCCGGAAATAAAGATATTGCCTATCCTTCCGTGATTTTCCAAATTCCGGATTAACAAAATCGAGTTCCTGCATTCGCTGTGGACCTAAATACTGAAAACCCCCCTTATAAAGCATATTAAGCACATCTTTCATATCGAGTTGTTTTATAAAATCAATTACATAATCTTTTATTTCATAAGCCTGTACATTAATAACTACATGGCCGTTTACATGTGCCAGATGCGGATCGCCATCTGCCATTTTAATTCGGCCGAACCCCCGATTTTTTAAAAATGTGTAACAATTTGCATAATCAAATGATAAAAGACGTCTATCACGACCACTTCTATCTGTCCATTCCTCGGTTTGCCAAAATTGTTCATTTTCATTTAGCGGTTGAGCGCTTTCAAGTTTGCCTTCAACAAAACGCCATTTATGTTTTCCGATGCGGAATTCTGGAATTTTCTCAAGAATATCCTTATATCGTTCGGAAAATGTTTGTGCCGTTTGCAAACTCCATAATTCTTCTAACTTAAAATCGCTCCACGTTGATATTTTGTATAGCTGTATGTACTTGCCTTTGCCTTCCTTGCTATTGATTTGTTGCTGAATATCCTCTATCAGTTCATGTTCTTTGTTTTTTAGGCTGCCGGCAAGTAAATCATCTATACCTTTTTCTTGTTTTTCGTTTCCAATTAAGTGCGCAAAATATGTTTCAATGTATATTCCAACATTTGTAAATGTTTTCATGTAATCGCGAAAGTTCTTAACCGCATAAAAGAAAGTGCGAGGCCTCAAGTCGGCACGTTCACCAACCTTAAGATTTTCGCTAATATGATCCCAGTCGGCATCAACGCAAAAAACTACTTCCTGGACATTACAATTTGAAATAATCCGTTGTAAATCGGCTGGCAATGCTCCATTAAAAGCAATATTATGAATTCCCATAATGCCAATGCTTGGTATTCCGTGCTTGCAGGCTTTTTCGGCTTTTTTTTCTCCTTCCTGTATATATAGCCTTGGAATATCGCTTTTACTGGAGTACAATTCACGAATTCGTTCCGGGATATAAATATGAGTCCCGGAACCAGCCGGACTTTTATATTTCATCGGTTTTCCATCTTTGTCAAGATGCAATGCCGGATTTGAAAATCTTACCCGGAAGAAATGCTCATCCTTTTTTTTACGCTCATTACGCCATGTTACCGGGTTTCCATCCAAATCGTAATACCATATCAACATGTCATCAATTGACAAATCCAATCGGCCATACTGATCAATGCCACCTTTCTGAAATGGCGAAATGTGAGTAGTTGTAGAATTAGCATCCGATTTAATGGCTTTTATGCGAACGTCATCATAGTTTAATCCGGATGCGAAAAGTTGAAGATCGCAAAACGATAAGGAATCCTTTTTACTTCTCCTGCTACTTTGTTTTACCGGTTCATCTGTCAAAAATATGCCTTGTTTTTCGGCAAGGTATTTAAGTGTTTCGATGTATGATTTATTAAGACCCTCCATCATAAAGGTTATCATTGAATTGCCTCCCCAGTCGCATTTGAAGCATTTGAATAGTTGTTTTGAAGGTGATACATAGAGTTTCTTATCAGAATTGCACCGCGGGCATTTACCAACTAAATCCTTTCCGGATTTTCTTAAATCGATGAAATCGCTTATATATTCGTGAAGATGCCCTTCTGCACCTTTGATGATGCTTCTTTTTGTTTCTTCTGAAATTTGCATAGAAAAAAATTTTAAAGGTCAGTTCTTTTGACATCCGGGAGCAATGCCGACAAACCTAATCCCTTATTGTTTCTTTCGATGAAATCAATTTTAATAGCATCAATTTCATCCAACACATCAACAAATTCCTCCTTTGATGATTGGATATAATCCTGACCAGGCATCCTAAATGGAAATGAATAGATATTTAATGCCCTTGAGCGTTTGCTTCTTAGAATAATCATACAGTTGCGTTCATCAGTAGCGATGAACTTGTCGTTTTCTTTGTTTTTATAGTACTCCATAATCCTTGATTTTTATGAAATGAGATTGTACTTATAGGCCAGAGCGGTTAACTGAGACTGGCTCTGAACTGCTAATTTCATGTAAATATTCTTTTTATGAGTAAGATAGGTGTTCAGGCTAATTTTAGCTTTATCGGCACCCTGAACATCAATATAACCTGAAGCGATTAGCTTAACTATTTCAATTTCCTTTCGGGTCAGGTAAGCATTGCCGATTTTTACCCTACCGCATAGTTTAAACTGAAATGGACATGAGTCACGTTTACCACAATCATAGTAATCAGAAGTAAAGTTTACTTTACCTTGTTCAAAATCAGGTATATCATCAATCCCCCCAAAACGACAAATAACGAATTGTTCAATCATCTGATTGCGTCCAACAATACCCATATCGCTTAGCGCTTTAACCGCTTCGGGATATTTCATGAGTTCATCGAAAAGGAGATCGATAATTTTTTCAGGCAACCTGGAAATATGGTAAGTATCACCCCTATAAATTGCGTATGCTTTGCCTTTATAAGCAAAGAACTCAATGTTTTGGTCGATTAATCCCGCTAAAATTTTCATTTTATGGTAAGCTTTTAATCCGGTTTGTAAGTTCTTCGTCATGAAGCCTATTTTGTTCGGCTTTTGTGATAATGGCTTCTAATACTCTTGAATTTTTACGCCTTCCGGAGGCAACCGCAATAACAAGCGCATAACTAACCGACAGTTCTTCGGATATCGACTTTAGGTCGCCTTTTCGTAGATATTTCTTTATTTCAAGCATATTTCTCACAAATTTTAGGTATTTACTTTGTCGTTATATAGTATTAACTTTGTCAACAGTTTGTGAATACAAAGTAAATAATAATAAACATAAAAGTCAAGAGTTTTGACAAAAAAATTTTTACTAAACAAAAATAATGGAAAGCATAGGAGATAGAATTGAGATTATAATTAAGAATGAGCGCTTGAAGATATACGAATTTATGGATATTATAGGCGTTACACGCACCACTTATTATGGATGGAAAAAAGGTGAATATGAGCCAAACGCTGAAGTTCTTGTCAGAATACTAAACAAATTTCCTAAATATAATGCAGAATGGCTCCTGCTTGGTAAAGGAGAAATGAAGAAAGTCTCATCAAACTCGAGCATGGTTGCCGAGGCTAATGAGGTTTACGGAAAGCAAGGATTAAGTAAGGATGATTTGAAGAAACTACTCAGGAAAATTATAGATGAAATCGATAATCTGTAACCACAAAACAGCCACAAAACGCCAAAATTTATTACTGTATGTCAGTAAAATCAATAAGAACATTGGAATATTTCAGTCCACGTGGCACCACAAGGACTCTCGTAAAACTACGAGAGTCTTATGTTTTATAATGTATTAAAGACATTCAAAAATTAAGTTTCAGGGTCTAATGGATATTTGTAACCACAAAATAGCCACAAGAAAATGGGAGTAGTTAAAGTAGCGCCAAGGGATGATTCTTATATCAGAAAAGATGGGTTTATTTCACTTTATTGTACCTTATATATAAATAGACAAAGGGTGCGTATTCCTGTTGGCGTAAATGTTAAACTTTCAAACTGGGATTGGGAAAATGAACGAATGAAGGGTAATAGCAAGGAGGCACATGATATAAACCTCATAATAAACAATGTAAAGAGCAGGGTTAATGATATTTTCGTAAACTACCGGTTAAATAACCGGAAACTTACCAAAGAGATTTTTATCCGAGAGTACGGTTCTAATTCAAATTATGCTGATTTTTGGGATTTCATGGAGAGTGAACTTAAAAAACGGAAAGGTACTATATCGAACAATACCTATAATGCGCATGTTTCTACTCTTAAAAAGTTTAGAGAAGCAATGCCCAATTTGCAGTTTTACGATATTACTGATGAAACTATCCGTGATCTAAAGAAACTGCTTAAATTCAAATACGGGAATAATCCCAATACCATTGCCAAAAATTTAACCACACTTAAAATATATATAGGTATTGCAATACGTAGAAAGTTAATGGACGAAAACCCTTTCCGAATAGAGCGAATTAAGCGGGTTAATCCAAACCAGGTATGGTTAACGGAGCATGAATTAAATAAACTCATCGCATTGTATCGTAGTAAAGAATTACCAAACAACCTGAAAAGGGTTTTGGAATATTTTCTGTTCTCATGTTTTACAGGATTGCGAATTTCGGATGTAAAGAATTTACGTAAAGAGAATATAAAAGGCAATTTCATTGTATTAAATCCAATAAAAACTAAAGGTGTAAACAATGAAATGGTTTCAATACCAATAACCAAGCCGGTTCAACAAATTCTATCAAAAATAAATAACTATGAAGGCCTGTTATTTCACTGCTACGCCGATCCTGTTACTAATAGACTATTGAAGAAAATTGCCGTTTTTTCAGGAATCAACAAGGATATTACCTTTCATTCTGCAAGACATACATTTGCAACAATATTCTTGCAAAAGACCGATGATCTTGCAACACTTCAAAAACTATTAGGCCATAGTAGGATAGCCCAAACCATGGTTTACGTTCATTTAACCGAAGGGAAAAAAATAGAACAGATGAAACGATGTTGGAATAGTTTTAAAATTTGGTAAGTTCTATCATTATTTTTTCGAATATCACTTTTAACTCATGCTTACATTTCAGAAGAACCACTTTGAAAAATAATTCGATGCACTAAATACCCGTTGTATTTAAAGGGCATTTTTAGTTTACTGTAAGTGTTATACTTTATGCCCTTAACTTTGCAAAAAAGTTTCAAATTGCCGTAACATTCCGGAATCGGAGAATTATAAATTATTACTGTTTGCCTTTTCATTCTTCCTCCTTTTTGCTTTATAGTGTTTTTTTTAAAAAGGGTTTTGCAGCACAGGTAGCACCACAAAACCCACTAAAATTAGTCAATTCCTAATTTTAATTCCATCCCCTCGAAGGCTCTTTCGCAATCCTCCCTGTCGAGTTCAATATAAATAGCTTTTGAATTCGATGTTAATTCTCCATCCGCATAGATTGCATATACATTGCCTTCACGGTCATACATGATATCAGCCCATTCTTCGTTTTCAAATTCAGGTAAATCAGTTACCTGATTAAGCAACCCATAAGCCTCATCTTGAAATTCACCTGCGTAGTTTCCGCAGTGATCAAGAATCATTTGCGATGCAATTGCTGCAGTCGTTGTTTCAATTAATGTTTTCATAGTTGTAATTGTTTGTTTGTTTGTTGATGTAAAGATACAACGCATTTTTGCATTTTGCAAATTTTTTGGCAATTATTTTCAATATTTTTGCAATTTATATTGATTCTAAAATAACATTAACCAGGAATTTAAAAATAATCCCTTATTGATATAATCAAAAGCGCAAATACCACGCATCGGATATTCAGGAAGCAGGGAATTTGGCAAAAAATATTAAGCTAAAATGTTAATTTGAATCCAACAGATTGAGGATTAACATATAACGACAATTCCTTCTTTTCGTTTTTATATCGCTCTAATCTCATGGCTTTACCAGCCCTACCAATATGTACAACACTTTTTACTCCAAAAATTAGCGATGTAAGCGCAAAACACCCAGAAGCTACATATAATAATTGGTCGGGTTCATCATTTAGCATACTGGCATAAAAAAATCCTGCTGAAGCAGCTCCAAATCCCCAGGATAAATACATACAACTTCTTGAAGATATCAAGTACGTTTCAGGGTAATCTAAGTGAGAATATTTTTCGATATAATCATCGATGACAACCGAACGGGGAATTGGCTCTTTCTTTTTCCCCTCCGGTGCTTCAAAATCTTTATAACCCTGTGAAAAGGCAGGAATACAAAGAATAACGAGAATAATTGAGATAAGTGTTCTCATGGCATTTTTGTTCTAAAGGTAATGATTATTTCAATTTCTGAATCGATGTTCGGAAATTTTCTTCATTTATATTCTTTAACTTGTGAAGTAACCGATGCAATAGTATCTGCTTTCTTTTCTCTCACACCACGCATTGTGCAAAATTTTCAGGTAACCAGTAAGGTGGTTTCCATGCACAATACCTGATTTCTATTTTTTCAAACTTTTGCAAGTCAGGTTCAAACAATTCAGTTGGAATCGGTCTAAATATCTTTGAAAAATCAAATTCGGCTTTTTCGATGTTAAAAAATGAAATTTCACCGTATCCCTGCGAGCGTTTCTTCCCAAGAAAATAAATCCACTTTCTGACAAGTCTATCAACCTCAGGCATTGATTTAGATTGAAAGTAAAACCAAACCTTATCAATCGCAACAACGCGCAAAGGCATATCGTAGCTTTTAAACTCACCTGCATTGATTCGTACTTTTCTGATTTGTTTCCCAAAATCAGCAATTTCATCATGTTGGTTTGCCCAACGTTTCCGCCATCGCTGGATATGCTCAACAGCTTTCGATTCATCCCAAAACATACGCGAAGCCATAAAATAGCCTTTTTCGTGCATCGCAATTGGCATCTCTGAGAAATCAAGCATTTCTTCTTTTGCAATGTTCAGTTTCTGTGCAAATCCCTGTCCCTTTAGCTTTTCACGAGCAAAAGCATAGCTCAATATTCCATCAAAAGTTGGAATATCAATAAATGAAATTGGGGTTGCTAATTTGAAAGTGATTTTATAAGTCTGCATCTTTTAATTTTTAAAGCGTTTATACTTCTATTTATCAATTGACTACCCATTTTATTTGGATAGTAAAGTGCAATTATACATTCAAATGGAGTCCAATTTTGTTTTTTGCTTAAACCCAATTCAACAGCTTTACTTGAAATTGCTTTTTCAGAATGTTCCGGCATAAATTTTCTCATTTTAGAATAACTCATCCTGCCATAATTCAATTTAAGGTAAAGTTCCCTGCTATATTTCCATTTACTACCTTTAGGCATATTTTCTTATTATTGGAAATTCTTTTGATAATTTATTATAAATATCCGGATAATAAAATTTAAGCCATTGCATTTTACCTCTCTCAGAACCATCGTTCGACAACCATCCTGTATTTCTAATTTGAAATTTATTTAAAAACATATTTTTTAAATATATACCATTAATAGGTATTTTAAATTTTTCATAAAAATACCAAAGCTGCTCCATTTTAATTAATGCAATCGGATGACACTTTGCGGGTTCTACTAAATGAACAATGAAACCATATCTTTTAAATAAATTAGCTCTTCCTTTACTCTCATCGCATCTTATACCCCAAAAACATAAATCAAAATTGTGATTAATTGCAAATTCGTCAAGAACATTTTTTTTAAGCAATTCAACTACCTTTTTTTGTCCCTGAACTGTTCTTTCTGATGGTAATCCTGCAACTCTACAAAGTTCAACATAATCTACTGGTTGATTTATTTCATAATAATTTGGACTCCACAAATCCAATAGCCTATCACGTATCTCATAAGTATCGGGTAAAGCATAATTTGAGTTGACATAAATCAAAGGAATATTAGGATTTATTTTTCTTATGAGATAAAATAAAAATATAGAATCCTTCCCCCAAGAAATAGAAACATAGGGATGGCTGTATAATGAAATTGCTTCATTAATAACAGCCATCGCTCTATCTATTTCTTTAACCCAAAGCATTGAAATATTCCTTAATCTCCTCTTTTTTCTCAGATATATATTCTAAATACTTTGCGTCTGCATTTTCAGGGATTTCCATTGCAATTTCAATCATTCCTGAATCGCGGGCAGAATTTCCACCAATGAAATTGTTTTCTTTCCACAGTTTCATCATCCGCCAAAAAACTGAAAGCATTAATTCATCGTCTGTTGTTAAAACAAAAGCGGAATCAAAAACAGAGCCGGTAATAAAGTTCTCGTACTGATAAATCATCTGGCTTTTCTGTTCAGTGTTATTGACTATCTCAATTTCCTTTTCACGCTTCGAGTTGTCCAACCTGGTTCCGAAATTCTGTTCAATCAATTGCCAAAAACTTAAATCACCAGTTCCATTTTCCTTACAACGTAAACGGGCTCCAATTACCTTCATTTCTCCCTCAATTGTCATATTACCAATAGCCGAACCAAGAAGCCCAATTGCCGGACACATTTCAATATATTTTTCACGTTTTGCAATATCTTCAAAACCAGTTGATTCAGTGATATTTCCACCAGTAAAAAGTTGGTGATATGTGTCCTTATTCATTTTCGAAATACCAGCAAGTTTGCAGTAATCATACATGATTAACCTACGTAGGTAACCACGAATTGAATTTCCACCGATATAAGGCACATTTTCAAAGTTCTTAACGAACTCAATTTCTTCAATAAGCTGGTCTGTTTTTTGCTCAAAAATATTCATTTGTGCAAAAATTTTTTTGCTTTCATTTGAACGATACCAGGAAATATATTCCCGGAGAAGAATCATTAAATATTGATGCTCCTCACGCATTGTTTCCAAAAACTCAACATCCGAAAATTTATCGAGAGTTTCACGAACAAGCTGTGCGCTTCCATCTGCTAAAACAACAATTCCACAACTTTCAAGCAATTTGTTAAGGAATTGCTTTTTGTTTTCGGAAGCCAAAGCTGCTTTTACTTTGTTTGCATAAGCCTCGTAAAAGCCATAATTATCAGCTTTCAGCTTAGTATCAATGTTCGCGTATACCTGATAAACAAGGTTCATCAGCGATTCAGTACGTTCAATCTTATTATTGAACATGCTTTTAAATTTGACAGGATTTGTCAAAAGTCTTTTTTCCCGGCGCAAGGTTCTTAACGTACCGTTGTTTTCGTCTCCACCTGTAAATAGTGGAGTTAATGCCGTGAATGAATAATTTACTTTCATACTTTTTTGTTTAAACAGTGAATAATTAAATTGAATAATGCAGTTCCACGGAACTTATCAAGTTCTAATGATTCTTCAAAATATTTTTGAAGCCCATAGGCTTTAATTTGCTTATGATTTGGGTTAGATAATCCCTTTATTTGTTCCTTCGTAAAATAAGTTGGTAATGCCTCTATTTCTTTTTTATCAGGTAGAACAGTGTACCATTTTTGAGCAATATTAATGATTTGAAGTGATTTCTGCTTTTCAAAATTAACAATACCTAAATCGGTTATTATTTGATAATTTTCAGTACTAAAGTTAATAGGCGCTTTGTAAGCAATATGTTTTTTGTTACTAAAAGTAATCCCAATTTGAAAAGGTTTATTTGAAATATTAAGAAGTAATTCAAGGATATTTTCACGCTTTAGTAATTCGAGTTTTGTTTCATCGGCGTAAAACGAATAATTTCGTATAGAATTAAATCCTTTCCCTCCTTTTATTACTTCCTCAATAAGTAGAGCAATATCAATGCTCGCATAGTCGGAATTGAATCTAATCATTTCCTGGTCAGTGAAGGTTTTCTTTATTAAATCCTTCATTAAAACGCCTTCTACTATTTTCACACCAGTAAAAGCACAGATTGAATCAACCTGATATACTTTTAATTTTAGATTATTTTTATCTAAATGTTTTGAAATCAAGTTCATATATATTAAATTTTAAAATCTATGATATTTCTGTTTCAAATATAACGATTATTTCAATTTCTGAATCGATGTTCGGAAATTTTCTTCCTCAGCATCCTTTGTCATTATATCCTTTAAAATGTACGACTGTCGGTTTTTGGGATCAGAAAGATACTCATTCATACGGCGAATTTCAGCCAGTAATTCAGAATTATCGGCCGGTTGCACTACCACCTGTGGCTGCGTGGTGGCTTCCAATGGTGCACCTGAGCCGTAACTACTAACCTGTGGAATAACCGGTGCAATGGTAGCGGGGAATCTCGGGTTTAACCCTTGCTGTGTATCTAATAGCCAGTTGGCTAATGGTCCTGTTGTTGGGCTGGTAAGTGTACGGTTAGATAAAACTCCCTCCTCACCGGCCTCACCCATCATGGCAAAAGTGCGCTCTTTTATACGACCTCCTGAAGCAAAAGCTTCAGCAGCATTAATGGCAGCAAGCTGAATAGCCCCAGTTGCTGCTGCCATCAAACTGAGAATCACTCCGGGAATGCCTCCAGGGTTAGCCAGGAATCCCACTATGGCAGCGGCGGTGTTGATAACTGTTTCGAATGTTCGTAATTTCTTTTGTCGCTCAGCTTGTTCAATCGCAATTTGTTGCTTTTTAGCATCCAATTCTGCATCCGAGTTGGCAATTGCCCTGTTATATGTTTTTTCATCAATTAATCCCGCATCGAGCCTTTTGCTCAGAATGTCTTTTTTAGCATCATTATCGCGCTGATATCTATCCAGCTCGTCTTGCTCCATTTGGGATAAATAATTGTCGTATGCTGCAAATGCATTTAAAGTTTCTCCAGCAAAAGCAAAAGCAACATTTAATTTCTCAGTAAGAGCATCCCAGTCTTCCTGAGTCATCCCAAATATGTCGCGCTTTTCTTCAGCTTCCAATTTTGACCACCACTCATCAGCCATGGTTTGAGATATATCCTTAATTTGCTGTTCTAATTTTTCAACATTAATTTCTTCATCTAAGAAAGCTTTAGATTCAGCATCAAGTAATTTATCAAACTCATCGGCAGCCTTATTAGTATCGTCGGCAAGCTGTTTTTTAAACCTATCATTTATTTGAGAAATCTCAATGTTTTCAAGCTCTTTAATTTTTATCAGTTCTGCCGAATTCCCTTCTGCTAATTTTCTTAATTCATCATAACGTTTGTGGGCATCCTGTAATTCATTATAATGAGATGACTGATAGTATTGCTGTAGTTTATACTCTATCTCCCTTAACTTATCGGCTAAATCTTTGGTTTTCTTTACAACATCATCTTTTAATCCAGATTCTGTTTTATCTTCTTCCTTCCCTGTTTCGGTTTTTAATTGAATATACTGTTTTCCAAGTTTTATTCGTTCTTCTAATGAAGCAATATTCTCATTAGCTCTCTGTGTATCCTCTGCGGTCATTTCAATTTCCGATGAAATAATCTTACCCATAATTTCCTTTTCCATTAATAGTTGTTCGATATTCTTGGTACCAGTAGCGAGCCTTTTCTTTTCAACATCGATTTCAATTTGCAGTGTTTTGAAAAATAACTCACCCATTTCATCTATTTCTTTTTTATCTTCTTCAAGCATATGAGCCATATTTTCACTAATGACCTCTTTTTTAATGCTTTCAATAGATTTATTTGCTTCGGAGAGTAGATTGATAAAACTTGAAACCTTATCGATTACAAAAGTTAAAGCTTTAGTTAGACCACCATCGCCGTTAAAACTAAGAGTAAGAGCCTCAATGCTGTTATTAAAACGCTTAACAGAACTATCAAGATTATCGGTATTGCGTTCCTGTTGTATGTATGCTTCGTTTGTACCGGTAACGGCTTTGGTGTAATAATCTACTTTATCTGCATTTTCTGTTAAAATTTGGGCAGCAACAATGTTTTCTTTCCCAAAACGCTTAACCATTTCCTCGGTACTTAAACCCTGATCTCTTAAATTTTGTAGAGCCTTTGTTAAGCCTACAATTTTAGGATTAGTTTCGTTAGGTCCTTGCGATAATTCAACAAGTACATTTCGGAGTTTTGTTCCCGCTTCAGCGCCAGTTACACCTTTTTCGGCAAGTGTTTCGATTAAGCCAACTGATTGTTCAAGGTTGATATTACTCGTTTTGGCAACTGCCCCAAAATGTACAATTGATTCACTGATGCTTGGAATTGCCGCTGCCCCTTCTTTAGCTCCAGCTGCAAGAGCATTAATTGTGCGACCTGCCTCATTGGCGCTTAAATCAAATTGATTCATAACCTTTGTCAAACTCTCAGCGGCAGATGGTAAATCCATATCTGATGCCTCGGCTAATGCAATAGCTTCATTGGTTACACCAACAAGAGCCTCTTTACTTTTTAACAATTCTGGCTTTGCTGAGCCTATAAGCGTGAATGCCTTAACAGCTTCATCGGCCGAAATTGTTGTTGTTTTTCCAATTTCACGAGCTTGACTATTGTAATATTTAATATCATCGGCACTTGCACCTGTTAAAGCGCTTAGCGATGATAGCGATTTTTCAAATCTCCGATTATTATCAACTACTGCCGATAATGCTGCTTTAACACTAACAAAACCTGCTGTAATACTAAGCAATGATGCTGCCGACGAAGATTTTAATTTCCCCCAAATACCGCCAGTTTCTCGAAGTTGTTTGTTATGATCATCAATTTCTTTTTTTAGCTTTTTAATTCCTTTACCCGCTTCTATATATTCCTTTGAGCCACGGGTCATTTTGGCTTGTTCATTAATTAATTTAATGTATTCGGAACGAATACTTTTTATATTGTTTTCAACTTCTTTGCCATTGACATAGATGGTTAATGTTCGCGTAGTAGCCATATACTTGAGTTTGTAAAGTTTATAAAGTTCGTAAAGTTCTTAAAATTTGTAAAGTATCTATTTTATTTTTGCTTTAAATGCGTTTATTTCAAGCTTATCCCCAGATATCTCAGCCACCTGATCGGCAAGTTTAGCAATATGCTTATCAATTGGACCATTAGCAAAATCCTTTGCCTCGCGTGGATTGCTTGCCTTATGAATACCCCCCACTCCTTTGATTAAATATATTGCATGTTTTGGCATTTTAAAGCCAACACCAAAAGCTTCGCCATACTTGTAGTATATCTTGTATTTAAGCGTTTTTATTAAAACACCCTCAGCGCTTATGCGCTCCCGCATTTTTGCCTTTGCCTTTTCAGATTTAATTTTCCGTAAAAGGTATTGCTTGCCGCGAACACCCAACGAAGCAATATTAGCACGCATATCAGTAATTACTTCATCGGAAAATTGCTTTATTGCATCGTTAAGCCGTTTAGTTGTATCAGAACTCATGATTACGCTTTGCTAATTTTACCTGTGCTGCTATAACAGCATTATTTGTTAATTCAAAATCGAATTGTTTCACAAACATTTCTACTCCTTGTACTATCACCCTGCGTGGAGATTGCGCTTCGCCCTCAGTACTGGGGCGGAATACCTTTAAAATTGTGTTTATATTTTCAAGGCTCGGGTGAATATCAACAGTAATTGTTTCGTGATTACCAACAAAATCGAGCATTGGTTTAAGCGCCCGGTTGTAAAGATTGTCGGGGTCGTCATCATCAAGTCTAAGGCTCTGAATTGTACTATCAACTTCTCCATCGTTTTTTAAATTGCCCAACGATGAGTAAGGATACGGAGAAATTAAAAACGGATTTTTATAAGAACCATTAAACCCGTGATATGCCAGCACGGTTAATTTCATTTCGTTATTTACGCCAAAAACATCACTTTTGCCTTCGCCGGGTAAGTATGGAATAATAAGTCCATCAAACATATGATAACCTATTAGGGTTTGCATAAGAATTTTATACTCTTCTGGTTCCAGCCCTGGTGTAATTTTATTTTTAATAAATGTGCGGGTAGGTTCCCAAATTATTGAATGATCTTCCAATTTTTTGGACAAATAATACCTATAAAGATTTAATATCTTTAATGAATAGTCTAATTTAGCAGCTGGCAGTTGAAACGGATTTGCGATAACAATTTCTCTTGTTTGCTCTGCAAGCGGGGTCATCAAATCAGTATCGCCCCAATCATAATCAATGGTATATTTTTTACGGTCGGTAAAATCCTTGTCGGGTTCGGAAATAATAAGCCCGGTAATATCTATCAATTTTGAGTTATTAATAACATCGCAAGCCAACTCCACCTCTACAACGTTTCGTTTCTTATCGATAAAAAATAGCAATCCAAACAGCGAGCGAATTGCATTAACCATAGTACTAACAGTTATTCCGCTGAAATACTCGCCAATTGAAACAGATTTGGCAAAAGTATTCAGCGCATTTTTTGATGTTCCCTTTATGTCTATTGTTCCATCTATTGGTATATAATTTTGGTTACATGCAATGAATATTCCTATTTGCAAAATATTATCAATGTAGAATGAACCTAAAATTGAACCAACCGTTACAATATCCTCGCTTGAACTAATGCTTAACTGTGTTACATTTACCGTTCCGCCAATATGACTATAAAAAATATTTACATACAATATCCTTTCGCCGCTTACATACTGAAATTTTAAATTTTCGCCAATAACATCATAATAACCCTTTGCCGATGCGTCCAAAACTTTACCGTTAGTTGTATCGTACGAAAAACCGCTACCAATAGTATGGTTACCAAACATTAAAATTCGAAGAGTCCCTTCATCATAATAGCCAGTATGAGCGCCATTAAATACCCAAAGTTTATCAGTTCTATCAGCTGCCTTTAGCCCTAATACTACGGCATTCTTTGTTACCTGACTCTGGAAAAATCCACCTTTAATAATAAAATTCTGGCTTTTGAATATCTCCCTAATAATACTTCGACAGTAAAACGCGGGCAAAAGAGCCTGTGAATTTGTTTCATAATCTCCTTCTTCAGGATCGCCGGTTTCCCATACCTTATTAATATCGTTTATTATATAATCAAAGTAATATGCATTAAGTATCCCGTAAAAATCAGGATTGGTATCACCATAAAAATTTGGAGCATATATAGTTGGGAAACAGATATCGGAATCAGGATAACTTTTTTGCGATAATTCTTTTGCTTTTACAATTATTTCATCAGTTGTATTGCCAAGATTTATTGGACTTAATAACCCTGCAATTTTTTGAAGTTCTAAATCTGCAAAGTTATCGGCAAAAGGAGTACTCAAAAACGTGCAACGAAATTTTTTATTTTTAGAGCCGGTAACTATCAGTACACCAGAATCAAATTCATCGCCTGCAAAAATTATTGATACTGATAATTTGCGATACTTTTTGGCAACATCAAAATAGGTTGATGCTGCGAGTAGCCGCGAGTTTATACCCTCGGCATCATCGGGTAAGTCAAAGGCATAGGTAACTACACCAGGAATCGAATCAATTACAAATAAAGGGAAAAGGTATGTAAATCGTATCCGTGTATTTGGGTCGAGCACAAAATTACCAAGTCCTGTCCTTATTTCAAGCATAGCGGAAACTCAATTTAGCATTATGTAAATCATTTTCCTCATCAAATACATCTATCGATGATGATGTTATAACTATTAGTTTAAATGTTGAATCTTCTTGCAGATAAACAAACGGAGAATCAATTAATTGCTTAAACATTATAGCCTCGGAGGTGGTAAGCGATAGTACATTAACCTCATATTCCTCAGTAGGGCTATATTTTACCGATTGCAAATTGGTTGTTTCAGGGTAAAACGGGGTAAGGCTTTTTTCTGTTGTAATCTGTTCCACCTTCTTTTTTGCTGATTTGTAGCCAAGAACCGGTAAACAATCCCAGCCTCCAAGCGAATTCATAAACCGAAATACCTTACCAAAATCCGGAGCGTCCTTTATCAGAAATGAGCGGCTAATGGAATCGGTACCGCTTACAATAATTACCTCATA